GTTCGGGCGTTACATTAGGCAAGAGGATGTCCAATGGCGTACGTGATATCCATGCCATTATCTCTATAGCCAACATCAACATGGGTAGGAAGACCTCCACGCAGAAGACGGCTGGTTTGACACCGGCTACGGCTATTTTCGACGAGGTAGGTAAAGGTCCGATAAAGAAACCTTACACGGCCGCCATGCCTTCCTACGACACGCCTTATGGCTGGCGTCTTAGTCCTATCTTGGCCGGTACCGGTGGTGAGGTGGAATTGTCTAAGGACGCTCAAGAGATGTTCTCCGATCCCGAGACATATAACCTTCTGGTCATGGACTGGGATGTTTTAAATCGTAGAGCCATGAAAGGGAAAACATGGAAAGAACGGAAATGGGCGATGTTCGTTCCCGGTCAGATGGCTAACTCCGGTGTTAAGAGAACTATAGGATTGGGGGATTATCTTGGTAAGCCTGATGACAAGAAGCTTAATAAGATCAAGATCGACGCTACTGATTTCGAGGCTAGTACCAATAAACTTAATGAGGAACGGAAGAAACTATCTACAAAAGATAGGGTTGCGTACACTTCTCATACTATGTTCTATCCATTTACGATCGATGACTGTTTTTTAAGCTCATCCCAGAACCTATTTCCGGTCGAGTACGCTATCAAGCATAAGAATGATCTCCTTGAGTCGGGGCAATATAGCGGTATGCTGTGTGATGTCTTTCTTGAGTCAGGTAATAAACTGGGGACTACTAAATCGAATAAGCAACTGGCTGGATTCCCGTTTAGCGGCGGTGTTATTGACGCTCCTGTCCAGATATTCGAGATGCCTCAATCCAATAGGTTTGATGATTTTATTTATGTGGCGGGCCAAGATCCGTATAAGCAGGCCAAGTCTGATACTCCTTCATTGGGATCCTTTTATATATTCAAAAGGCGTGTTGGTATCCGAGATCCTTATGCCTATAGAATAGTTGCCTCTTACGTATCCCGCCCATCATCTATAGACCAATTCTGCCGTACGTGCGAGGTGCTTCAGAAGGGATATGGTGCTATATGTCTTATGGAGAACGCTGACCAGATGTATGAGCAGTACCTTAACCGTAAAAGCGGTATGCCGGCATCTTTCTTCTTATTCGCTGGTGAGGCAATAGCCAATAAGTATGTGAAGGCCGGCTCCCGGCAGAACAGCAAGTTAGGTCTATACCCTACCCCCGGTAACCAGAACCTGCTATTCTCGTGTGTCGTGGATTACTGTTGGCAGGATTTCGTTATCGGATATGATGATAGTACTGGTCTTGATATAACGGTCAAGGGTATTGAGTTGATTGATGATATAGCTCTACTGGATGAAATAATACAGTACAAGCCAGGATTGAACGTCGATAGGATAATATCCTTCGGTCATGCTCTTGTGCTAGCAAGGTATTTTGATGATAATAATTATATGCCTAAATCGAAGATAGATGAGATGAATAACGCCCGTAAGGAAGACGCTTATAAACATCATGAGATATATGCCTCGGCGTTCGGATCGGTATCTATAGGTGCGTTTCGGTAGTTTGGTGTCGCTTAATAACTTATCTTTGCTAAAAACAAAATAGATTGACATGGAGATTTTCAATAGAGATCATTCGTTTCCAGCAAAAGGAGCGCTATTAGGATTACCTCCTCAGGCTATTTCCACGAAGAAAAAGAACAGGAAATGGAAAGAGGATTGTATGGACGCTCTTGAGGTGATAGGATTAAAACAATATGATCGTAACCAAATGTACCGTGACTATTATCTGATGGCGGATGGTAAGTTATCTTTTATGGAGATGGCGGATGTTATCCCACAGTTAAGAAACGTACAGAAGTTAAGGAGTGATATAAGGATACCCTCTTTCTTGAAGCATTATGATATCATAGGTGGTATCGTGAATGCCTTTGAGGGATGGTTGACGAACCTACAGGATAAATATACTGTTAACGAGGTAGGGGATCTGGCTATAAGCGAGTACGAGGATACGATGTCCAACTTACTTCACCGCCATATCCAAGAACAGTGGGATATTATAGTCAACCAACGTCTTGTTGAGGCCGGGCTTGATCCTACATACAATGAGTTTAATTCCGAGGAGGAACGTCAGGCTTACGCCCAGCAAATCCAGCAGGCCAAGGCGTCTATGACCCCTGACGATATCCAGAGGTTCATGAGCACCAGATGGAAGACGCAGGCGGCTGTATGGGGAGATCATACGATCGAGGCTGATCGTAGCAGGTTTTATATGGATGAGCTTGACAGGGAGAATTTCCGGGATCGTCTTCTTAGCGGAAAGATGTTTCGTAATCATTTCGTCGGTTTTGATTACTATCGACCGGAGGTGTGGAGTCCTATGGAGGTGTTCCATCCTGATGTAAAATATCCGCAATATGGAAGTTATGTAGGCCGTCTTCATTATTATGAGGGTGTTGAGTTGATATCAAAATACGGTCATAAGATGACGGCTAAGGATAAGCGCCGGATTATGGGAGGTGATGATGATTACGAGGGATGGGTATCCAATGACGGTACTAGGTATGATCAGAAGAAAAAGAAGCCTTCTATTACCGGTATGTATGAGAATGAGGTTATTCCATGGAAAGGATACCATGACTATGAGTCTATAGTCGCCGCTGAGGACTATTATGGTGTGCCGATGGGAGAGTACCATACCTTCGGACCTGACGGGGAGGAGCACACCCAGCCCCGCTTCTTGCCCCGCTTCCATCCCTTTGGATATTTCAACTCCGGTATGGCCGATGGCAAGAGATATGAGATAGATTCCCGCCTTTTTAGAGTCATGGAGGGATATTGGGTATCCATGAAACCGGTATTCTTAATAACTTACATGACGGAGACTGGGATGGTGGATCAGGAGCTTGTGACAGATGAGCTTCTCCCGGAGTTCTTGGAGAAGAACGGTATCAAGAAAGTGAAGAGGGTTATGGCCGAAGCCGTCAGTGATCCTGAGGTGAACACCTACATCTTGGAGTATGTCCCTGAGGTTAGGTTTGGCGTTAAGATCACCGGAGGTAATTTAATGGATAAGCCTATATATATTGGTGGGGATCCAATACCTCATCAGATACATGGTGATAGCAGTCTGTATGATTATGTCATTCCGGTTTCTGGATTTATAGGGGCTAGTCTCGCTGATCGCATACAGCCGTTCCAGATGATGTATAACCTTGCTATGAACCAGCTATACAATAACGCCGAGAAGGAGATCGGTAAGTTCTTCTTAGGCGACTTAGGATTCCTGCCTACGGAATATAAGGATATGATGGACAAGAAGGGAGCTTTGGCTACTTTCATGCAGATCGTTAAGTCTGTCTCGTTTATGGGTGTAGGTGGTAATGACACAAACAATCCTTACCAGAATCCGCAGATGAGCAGCATATATAATCAGTTCGGTGTATATGATCTTACTAATACGGATCAGATAAGATCCCGTATGGAAATGGCGTCTTACGCCTATATGATGGCTTATAGGATGATAGGTATATCCGAGCAGGCCATGGGTCAGTCAACTAGATACGAGAGTTCTACGGGTGTAAAACAGGGAGTTAACGCTACTATGCTACAGACCCAGACTTACTTTAATGATTTCGATGATTTCAAGAAACGGACATTGGATATTCATCTAGCCGTGGCTCAAGTATGTCAGAAGGAAGGATACGATTGGACCGTGATGTACAGGAACAGCGATCTTTCCTTGGCTTACATCAGTCTTACGGATAACAGCTTGTCGTTACGTCATCTTAATGTTATGGCTGTATCTAATTCCAAGAAACGTCTGGAATTGGAGAATTTGAAACAATATATATTACAGACAAATACGTTAGGTAATGACTTGCTTGATATCACTAGGATGATGAGCGCCAACTCAACGGCTGAGATGAATCAGATCGGAAGGGATGCCAGATCTTACGCCGATCGTGTAAGGCAAGAGGAATACCAGAATAAACAGCGACTTGTCCAGCAGCAAGCCGAGGCCGAACAACAGGCACGTAACGATGAGCATGAGAAGGATAAGGAGCTTGCTTACATCAAGGGTAATTTCGATTTACGGGGTAAGAGCATAATGGCCGCCGGTCAAGCCGCTAGGACTGAGAACAACTCAGAAGGTATGGATTACGTTGAGGCTATGGCTGATAGGGCCTTGAAGGAACGGGATCTGGACATCCGGGAGGAGGATATGAGAACCAGACAGGCTAACGCCGAGGCTGAGCGAAGATCTCGTGAGGATATAGAGAAAAAGAAGTTGGAATTAAAAGAAAAGGAGATAGACGCTAGAAACAAACGTTCTGATACAGATAGGTTTACGTCAATAATAAACAAGAATTGATTACAAGTTTTGTAAATATTTTTACAAAATCTGTAATCATTTTGGCGTAAAATTCTGTCATATACTATAATGGGTTTGATTTAATTGGTAATTAGATTAATGATAATTTTGTAAAAAGCAAAAAAGGAAATTGTATGAATGACATGGGTGATTTCGCTAAGGGTTTTAAGACCATGAGTGTCGAGGAGCTTTTTTACCGTGGTGACGGTGATGGCGATAAGAATAATATTGAGGGTAAATATGATAAGGATGGTAATCTTATAGATGACACCAAGAAAGAACCTGCCGACGGCGGATCGGCTGACGGTGGCGGGGATAAGGGCGGCGATGCGGCCAACCCTGACCCGGATTCTCTTGGCGAAGGCGGTGCTGATAATAATAACGTGGTATCAGGGTTTAACGGAAAATCTTTCTTGGAGAAGATGGCTGCCAGAGGTATCATAGATAGTATTGAGAACCTAGATATTATGGTAGATGATAAACCGGTTGATCTTTCTACTATCACTAAAGAGGATGATTTACTCGATATAGTGGAGGGATTGATCAAGGACAAGGCTGATGAGTTGTTGAAGGATAAGGTTGATACCGGTTCGATGTCTGATTTCATGAAGAAGATGATAGAGGTGGATAAGGCCGGTGGTAACGTTGGTCAACTATTAAGCCAATATCAGAGTATTCAGGCTCCGTTGGATAACCTTGATATGAGTAATAAAAATGATCAGCTTGCGGTTATCCAGCATTATTATAAGATGCTGGGTATGCCGGAAGATGAGATAAAGGATAATATGGAAATGATGATTGGTAAAGGCGATGAGTTTATCGAGTCTAAGGCCAATAAGTTCCATGATATCCTGAAAAAGGAGATGGATAACCTTATCGAGGAGGAGAAGAAAAAATCCGAGAAAAGGAGACAGGAGTTAGTTGAGCAGATGAAGATCTATAAGAAAGGTCTAAAGACATCTATAAGCTCAGGATTCCAGTTGACTGACACGATGATAGGTAAGGCTGTCGATTTCGTTACAAAGCCGATAGACAATCAAGGTCATACGGCTATAGATAAAGCCTATTCCGAGGCTATCAAGAATCCGGATATGGCCGCTGATTTGGCCTTGTTCTTGATGAATAAGGACGAGTTCCTTAAACAGAAAACCAACAAGGCTAAGATGGAGGTTAATAAGAAGACCATCACTCTTCTTTCTGGCAATAAGGGAGGAAAGCAGAATAAGACTAATATCGATAACGATACTATAGAAGCTAACTTCCTTGATCTGAGTGGATCAAAGAGTGTATAACGTTTAAATATATTGAAAATGAATCCGTTTCTTACAAAAAGTTTCCCGGCTACCGTGAATGGCGATAACGTTATTGCCTTTACCGATGCCAAGAACTATAAGACTTCGCTCGTAGAGCATAACTTAGGCTCATTGGCGAGCTGGTATTATGAGGATCCTGATAAGAATCATCTGGGTCTTTTGAATCTGTTCTCTAATATCGCTAATTACCCTGTACCGATGTATATGGGTATGATTAATAACGGCGCTACGATCTCCGTTAACGGTATTGGAGCTTCTTTCCGTTATGATTTACCTGTTACAAAGACATTCGCTGTTGTTACGGCTGAGGATACTTCAGGTCATCATCTGAAACCTGGTATTGATGGTAGCTTGTTTGATATCGTTTTGAATACATCTGAGTTTACGGCTTATGATGTTATTACCTACGATGCCGCTAACGGTTGTAATATCCTTATCTCAGGTGAGATCCCGTCTAAGACAGAAGGCGACTTGACACGTTATTGGTGTCGTGTTATCGGTGGTAAGGCTAAATACTTCCCTAAAGAGAAATTACGTCCGGGTGTCCGCTACTGGAAGATCGGTCATGCTCTTGGAGAGTATAGCACCCAGTTCTCCAAGGTATCTGGGGCTGACAAGGCCGGTTCTATGACTTGTGAGTTCCGTTTAGGAAACCACCGTGGTGTTGAGGGTGAGACAACTATGTATGCTGGTATGAAGTCCATGCAAGCCGCCCAGAACAGCACTTCGGAGTTTGTGGAGACCGCTCTTCGTCGTATGAATGCCATGAGAAGTGAGTATGAGGGTAATATTCCTGATCTGGCTATTATCGGTAAGACTGTTAATGGTAGACTTGATTTGCGTACGGCCAAAGTAGCCTCTACGTTGGAGGTGTTCTGTATGGCTGAGTTGGTTAAGTTGGAGGCCAGACAGTTGATGTGGCAAGAAGGTGGTATTATCATGGATCAAAATGGTCCTATCCATTTGAATGAAGGTATCTATCGTCAGCTTCGCCGTGGTTACACTATTTACTATAGCCGTCCGATGGGTATTACTAAAGACACGCTTATGGCTGCCGCATCTTATATTTTCCGTGGACGTCAGGATCTTCCTATTACGGAACGTAAGATTAAGTTCAAGGTAGGAGCTATGGCTATGATCAATTTAGAGAAGTTGATCAGGGAATCGTTCTTCACTACCTTGCAGAACTTAAGCTGGGGTATGGGAAGCGATAGGATGTTGCCTTCTAACCCTATCTCTGGTACTAATGACGCCATGATCTTAGGTCCGGTTCAGGTTAAGGGAGCTTTCATCCCGGGCATCGGTAATGTTGAGTTCGAGCATGATCCTTCTTTGGATTACGCCGACATGACAGATCGTAGCGAGTTGGTGAATGGCATGTATCCTAGATCCTCTTATTCTTGTATTATCGAGAATATCACTGACGCTGGATCGACTAACGCGTATTCCGCTATTCCTAATACGGCTAACGCTAAGTTAGGTAATATGAATAACAACGTATTCTATATCAAACCAGAAGGTGTAAGTATGTGGTGGGGTTATGAATACGGTCGTTGGGCGCACAAAGCCAACGGTAATGAGATCGTATCATCCTTGCCGGGCATGAAAGAGCAATTCTGGTGTCATTCTGCTTCCGCGGCATGGGTTATGGATAATAGTAAGTTCTTGATTATCGAGCTTCAACCGAACTACTTCGGCTAAGTTTTTTCATATATGTAATTTGGTTTTTAGAGGGGAGGATATTCCTCTCCTCTTTTTTAAGTAACGCAAAAAAAGGAAATGAAAGAAATTTTAAAATCAAGGAAGGTATTGGCCGAGGTAAACGGTTTCAATATCATGTCAGATACCTTATATGAGGTTGTAGGCAAACATGATGGAAGTGCTCCTCAGGCCTTTCAAGACGCTAATATAGCTAAAGCTCCGTTCCCGGAGAACGCCACTCACGTATGTTGCCCTTGGGATGATTTCTCCAAGGCCTATAACACCGGTTTTTATCCAAGATCAAGATGCTATAATGGTCTTGACAAGAATGAGATCGATAAGCTCGTCAAACAGCGGGTAGATAATATCATGAAGCCTTTCGAGGAAATGTCGCAGATGGATCTATCTCAAACCAATTTAGAATTTTGGGATGACGCTAAGGATAAGATCTTCATGGGTAAGGTTTATAATACGGCTAATACCGTAGATCTATTTTATTTATATCTGGCTGTATTTTCCGGCATGTTGACTCCTCAGGAAATGGATGGCGATCCTGTCTTCATGAACTCCATGTTCTGTTTCGTGGAGAAAGACAATATGAAGGATTTCGTTCAGCAGCGTGAGATCAATAAGATGAACATCAGCTATAAGTTTATCAGCGCCCTTAAGAAAGGCGGCGACGATCGTCAGGCTGTCATAGATCTTCTTCTTTACATCGGTATCGTAACTCGCCCGGATTTCACGGAGGATGAGTATTATACAGGATCTCTATCAAACTGGATGAATGAGAAGAAGACCAATGTTGATTATCTGCTTGATATCTGGGATCGGTCATTGGAAGGTGATTTCAAGGAAGTTCTTGAGTTTTACCGTATCGTAAACGTCCTTCAACGAAATGGTCGTATCAATATGACTCCATCCGGATTACAATATAATGGCCAGATCATAGGACCTGACGTTCGGACATCCGCTGAGTTCTTGGCTACCAAGAAAGACTTTATTAACATAAAGGCTAATGTATTAGATGAGTATGAGGAGATCATGTCTATGTCTAATATCGATGATAAGTCCAAGACCAAGAAGGTTAAGGATATTAAGAAGAAGGATGACGTAGAGGAAGGTGATAAGGCTAAGGAGGAATAACGATGACAATCCAAGAAGCGTATCTAAGGTCTTTGCAGAAGAACGAGCAGAATCTGGCCAATGGCGGGATTAAGCTTGATCCGGGAAGGTTCGTGCTGTTGTTCAACGAGGCCCAAGACCGGTTGGTTAAGTACTATCTCAATAGGAAGGATGACGAGACTATACGCTCCATCCAAAACCTTCTTGTTTATTGGATGTCGTTGGATAATGCGGGTAGGATGGATGACCCTGAGTCTACGTCCTTTAACTTACCTGACGACTATCTATGGTTCTCTAACATAAAAGGCGTTTTCTCATACAAAGGGTGTGAGGTCACTGATTTCGTTATGTGGGAGGCTAAGAACGAGAATATCCATGAGCTTCTTGGAGACGAGAATAACCGCCCTTCTTACGACTATCGGGAGACATTCTACTCCATAGGGAACGGGAAGGTCGTGGTCTACGAGTCAGGCTTCCGTACCGAGGAGGTTAAGATGACGTACTACCGCCGTCCTGTCAGGGTGGACCTGTCGGGGTATATCAACGCCGCCGGTATCCAATCTACGGACATCGACCCGGAGCTGCCCGATTATCTTGTGGAGGAGATTCTGGATATGGTCGCTAAACAATTCAGCCTTAACGAGAACGAGTTGCAGAGGTATCAGCTTGATAAGGATAATGTGGCTTCTTTTAAATAAACAACGTTAGTTTTGATTGATAAGCCTGCTCAGAAATGGGTAGGCTTATTTTTTTTATCATCCTATGCATATTTTCTGGAATCGGAGATTTCTCCGACTCCAGAAATCGTAAGTATGGTTTTTGTGTTTTGCAAAATATTTAATATAATGATTTTATATTGGAATATTTTTTATCTATATATTTTTACGGTAAAACTTTTATTTATATATTTGCGTCGTATTAAATAATTAAATATATATAATATGAAAACTAATGTTGTTATGATCTCCAAGGATAGGGATCTTTTTGGTGTTACTATCAAGCAAGACACTAAAACGTCTTTCATGTCGTTGACTGATTTACAGGAAGCCTATACAAGGAAAAGGATTCAGGAGGGATGGAATGATAAGAGAATAGAGAATATTCTTTCTAACAAGGAGAGTGCTGAGCGAATATATTATATTCTTGAAAAACAAGGATATATGATAGAAACAGGATTTCCTGTTTTTATGGAAATGGTTGAAAAAGAGTCTCTTATAAAAGTAATGAAAAAGTTTGGAGCTTATAAGACGGTTGGTAGGGGCGAGAACAGGAGAACTATGTGTAATCCTTATATATGGGTTCTTGTAGCTATGGAATTGAATCCTATGTTGTATGCCGAGGTTGTTACGTGGTTAACTGATAAGCTTATTCTTAATAGAATAGAGGCTGGTGATAGGTATAATGCTTTGTCTAGGGCAGCTTCTAGATTTAAGGATGTAGATTATGTTAAGATCGCCAAGGGTCTTAATTATATTGTTTTTAATATCCATGAAAGTATGATCAGGAATAAAGCCACGGAAGCTGAGCTGAAGGAATTGGAGCAAACACAAGGCAATCTTATATGGGCTATAGATATGGGTTATATAAAAAGTTTCGATGAACTTGTTGATATGATGAGGAAGATGTATAAGAAAAAGTGGCTTAAATAATGTTTTTACAAAAAATGTAATTTATTTATATGCCTATACACTCGTGATCGTGTTTTATTGTCGTGAACTCGTTTATTATTATGTTTGCGTTAGGTAAATGATTTTTAAACTAAAATATTGATAATATGTTGCACAGACCGCAAGACCGGGTACTTTTCGTATCCCCACACGCTAAGATGGTGGATGTTGATTCCATCTTCTTGAAGGAAGGACAGATCGGTATTTACGATACTAAAGATACTTCCGAGAACGGTTGTAAGGCCGTGATTGATTTTACCGGTAAGCCTCGTAACGACAAGCGTTATGAGATCCGTATCGGTCGTAATGAACAAGCGGCTTCCCGCTCTATCTATGATAAGGATTTTTCCACGCCGTTATTCTCCTTGAACGAGATCACGGAGATCTACGCTTCTTGGCCGAAGAAAGATCATGCTTATGTCGATGATGTTATCTTAGGATACAATGGTGTTTCTGATGACACGGCATTCTCAGTTTCCAAAGGAGACCGTATCGTTATTCGCTTGGTTCTCGCTGGTCGTGCCTTTGAGCTTCTTGGCTATGAGGAGGGTCGTGTTGAGATCAATGACGCCATTCTTTTGGATGATTGTGATAATACGCCAAATCAATGCGAGGAGTGCGATCCTTGCGAGGAGGTTGATTTGTTGCCAGCCGTCCTGAAATGTATCGAGAGGATGAAGAACCAGCCTATCGCTGGTGGTGGTAAGGTATCTGATTATATTGATATCACTCCGGTTACAAGATGTACTAATGAGGCTACGGAGCCTGAGACGGAGGACGTGAACTTCTATTGTATGGAGGTTTGCGATACTGGTGATGACCTGGCCTTGGCTGAGGTTCGTGCCCAGTATCCGGGATTGAAGATCGTTCGTGAGAGCATCAACGGCAGCATGTCACGTTATAAGGTTATGAAGAAAGGGGCTAAACCTGCTGACTATACTCAACGTCTGATCTCTATCATGAAAGGATGCGAGGAATGCCCGCCTAGCTATACTGAGGTTAAGGGCGGATACCTGTATTCCGTTTCGTTGGAGGATGATGGCGTTGATATGTCTTCTACTATCGAGTCTCTTCCTAACGTAGTTTCAGATACGGTTAATAAGATGAGCCAGATCAAGGGCACTGGCCTTTATATCGCCGCTACGTCAAAGAAATTGACCGATAATGAGATCAAGACATTCGTAGACGCTAATCCTACTACGGTTATTTATTATGTCGCTAAGACTTCTGATATGTGTGAGAATCCTACGGTTCGTACCGCTTCCTGGTCAGCTTGCGGATCTTGCAAGGTATCTAAGGAGAAGTATTATATCACGATCCCGGACAACGAGTGTGGTGAAAGTGCTTTGGAGGAAATCAAGCAGGCGTTCCCGGAACTGGAGATCACTGATTACGGCACTCCTGCTGCTTGCCAGCATAGCTTCCAGACAGAGGTATATACCAATATGTTGTGCGATGAGTGCGACAAGGTATTTGAGGGATTCTTCACCAGCGAGGCTCCGGCGTCTTACCGTAACCGGATGTGGAAGAAATTGGAATCAGCACAAGAGCTTGGTAGTAACTGCAAGTGCGGTATCCGTTTCCGTGGCAAGGAAATGTTATTATCTCCGTCAGAGTGCTTGATGGATCAAATGACTTATATCGAGGATAGCGTTGAGATCGTAGGTGCTAGTGGCGGTTACCCCGATTCTTTGGATGAGGGTTCTCCTATCTGGTGGGATCAACTTCATTTTGAGAGACTGTCCAGCAAAGCCCCGCGCACTCACGTAGGTGGCAATATGATGGATGATGAGCTTAAGGGGTACGCTCACTTCAATGGATTCCCGAAACATCAGGATTTCATGGGGCGGACATTCATGAACGAATACAGCCGTGTTGAACAAACAGCCCAATACGTGGACTTCCAGATTACGCTCAATCCTCATAGATACGCTCAGGGATTCGGAAAGGTTATTGCTGATGATCCTGTCAACTTGATCTTACGTGTACGCTATGGCGCTCATGAGGGTGTTCAGGAGATGATCAATATGATCGGGGCGGCTGCTGGTCTTGGTCCGGCTATCGTAACCGAGCCGAAATAAAGAACCTTTTTTGCGTTCATATATTTCCTAAAGGGGAGAGATTCAATTCTCTTCCCTTTTTTGTTATCTTTGAGGCAGTAGAATTAAAATATGATATTATGTCGGCTATTAATGAGTATTTAAAGAGACTGGCTTCCATCTTCGGTAGCATGGGTTTCTCCGTTCCGCCAGATGACTTCTCAGGTGTTGTCATAGACGGAAAGACGTATCCGGTCATGATGAGGAATGACGGGTGTTACGTGTACTTCGATGATAAAGGAGTAAAGAGACTTGTAAGCGAGATCCCTAAAAAGGACTATCAGTTCATTAACATCAAGGACGCCCGTGTGTCGATCGTCAACCAATGCTATCGCACGCCGGGTGGTCAGGTAGAAGCTCGTATCCATACCTATATGAATAATAAGGGGGAGATACTGGCCGAGAAGATATTTATCATCAACTCATCGGATATCGATACTCCCATTGGCACGGAATTGGATAAGATCCCTGCCGAGTGGGTGGCTATAGATTGTAGTATAGCGGAGATGACCGATCGGGAGTTGATATTCGTAAGTAAATGTTATGCCACGGAAGGAGGCAAGGTCCAGATAGAGGGCGTAGAGTCGGTTGATCCCCGCCTGAACCCGGAGGTGTCTCATTATGAGGTGGTGAATACTACTGACGATAGTAACCCTATTGGAACGGAGTATAATGCCATACCTGATACGTGGAGGCGTATAGTATGTGATTTTCCGGACATGACCCAAAGGGAGATAATACCGGTGCTTAAATGCTTTGATACCGGGACCGGAAGGGTACAGATAGAGGGGTATAAGATATTTGATTATGAGATGGGTACCAGAAAGGAATGGTATCGCGTCAAGCAAAGTACCGATCCTGAGAATCCCGTAGGAGGTTTTATCACTAGTATAAGTGATGAATGGGTTGAGGTTGTTTGCGACTTCACGGATATGGAGGATCGTGATATTGAGGTAACTATAGAATGTTATAAGACACCGGCCGGTAAGGTGAAGCTGGAGGTTCTTACGTCATGGGACGGGGATATAGGAGTTAGGGATAAGAGTTATAAAGTCCTGGAGACTACCGATCCGTCACAACCTGAGGGCGCCAGCTTCAGTTCCTTGCCAGACACTTGGATAAGGGTAGTCTGTGATTTTGACGATATGGAGGAGAGAGATATCAAATCCTATATAGAGTGTTATGACAGCGGTAGCGGAAACGTTAAACTTCGAAGGATGGTGTCGTATGACTCCAAGATAAAGGCCAGATACACACGTTTCGAGGTAGTGGACTCCGATAACGCAGACTTTGTCCCAGGAGCCGCCCTAGCTACCCTCCCCGACGGATTCTCTTTGGTTCCTTGTGATTTCGTTGACTTTGAGGATAGAATGCTTCAGTCAAGGAAAGAATGCTATAATACAGATAAAGGTCGTGTACAGGTATTAAGAATAACGTCTTATGATGGAGATATAGATATAAGGGGCGCTGTTTATGTCGTTACACGATCTGAGAACCCCGATATTATCGTGGATAGGATATATAATGCCATACCTGGAGGATGGGATCGCATGGTGTGCGAGATGGAGGATATGGAGGATCGTGATATCGAGTCTTTCGTGGAATGTTATGATAGCGGTGAGGGTAATGTCAAGGTAAGGAGAGTCGTGTCTTATGATGCCAAGGCAAACGAGCGCCACGTCCGCTACGAGGTACTGGATTCGGATAACGGCGGTTTCACCCCGGGACAGCGGATATCCACCCTGCCTACCGGATGGTCTTTGGTGTCTTGTGATTTCACGGATATGGAAGACAGAATACCTATTGATATCGAGGAATGTTATAGGACATCAAACGGGAGCATACGTATGAGACATGTGGTGTCTTATGATGGTGATCTTGGGAAAAGAAACCAGTTCTGGGAGATTGTGGACTCGTCTGATAACGGATATGGTCTAGGGGATAGGATGAATAGCATCCCATCGGTTTTTATCCGTGAAAGGTGTGCCATGGAAAGGTTGGATGATCGTATTACCAGAAGTGCGATAGAATGTTACTCGACTCCAGGAGGATCGGTAAGAATTAAATCCACTTACGTTATCAACCCTTTAAATCATATTAGGTCGTATAATCATCATGTATTGAGTTCTACGGATAATGATATCAAGATTGGTACTCAATATATCTCTTTGCCATCTAATTTTACTCGTATCGAATGCGAGGAGCCGGATTACATGGATCGGCTTATAGATACTACCGAGACCTGTTATGATACCGGCAATGGTACGGTAAAGATCCGGAGGCAAGAGTCTCTTAACGGTAATCTTGATCTCAAGACATTTGATTATAAGATCGTAGAGTCTACTGATCCAGCATATAGATTAAATACTACACCTACGCAATCTGTTATAGACGGATGGACCGTTATTAGCTGTGATCTCAATATCATGGACGTGGATGATTGTTATGAGATAGGTGGTCATAAGATACATTTGAAGGGATTCAGGACGGTCAATCCTGCATTGCAGGATATTAAGTCCAAGCTTTATGTGGTATATTCAGATCATCCGGATTACGGTGTTGGAGATGAGTTGTCTTCTATTCCTGATGGGGCTAAGGTCACGATATGCGATTACGCTGATAAAAGCCAAAGACATATGGTTCCGGTGCGAGAGTGCTATGAGGTAGTCGATGGCCGGTTCTATGTGGAGGGAAGTCGGTTGGTGGATAACGATATGGTCGTTGAGCGGACGTCGTTAACGGTGATGGAATCATCCTCTCCTACCTACCCGGTAGGGACGACACTGACCTCCATTCCTATTGGCGCTACTATCGTGGCTTGTTTATGTCAAACCTGTTAATCTGAATGGCTATGGTTAAAGTATGTAATGATTATTTTATGATTGACGCCTTAGCTGGAGGTCAGGTCATAAGAAAAAGGAAATATCGTCGTGAGAATACGATGATAGGATATAAGTGGTATGATTATAATGGGGTCGATGTTTCCGACCCCACAGAAATATCTCGTCTTGATGGTCTGGCCACTAAACATCAACGTGTAGATGAGGCTTATGATGACCATGCTATTTTCATGTCTTCAACCAACTACGTTAACAGCGTTTCCGGTATACCTATGGACAAGCATATGGTTGTCGTTGAATGGAGACCGGATAGCGAGCAAGGTTTTGTCACCATGGCTCATGACGAGGGTCTTGACGGGGATAGCTATTATATAGTTATTATCAACACCGGAGATAAGCAGGCTACGATCTACACCCCCGTAGATCCTGAGGATCCAAAGGATGGGACTTCCCGTGCGGTTGATAGCGATAATATCTCCGTTGGAGGATCATATGTCTCTATATCCCCTAAGCAAGTAGAGAGGATAAGGGTTACTTTCCGTGACGGTAAATGGTATTATGAGTTAGTCACAAAAACATATCCTAGTAATACTGGAGGTGTTAAGATTGGAGATGTCGATTTTGTGACTTTTAGGTATTTATGGGAATCAAGCTCTGGAAGGGATTTGGATACTATGACGGAAGCTCTTAATTCTAATGTTCCCACCATAGATAATCTTGCTGTAGGTTGGTCTGGTCCCGGAAATGGAGATAGTACTGTTAGGGAAGTCCTTAAATGGGGTGGTGATAATACCGGGTCTGGTAAGGAATGTGTTTGGATGTCGGTGAAGGATTTAAGGGCTAAGTATTATGATATCCTACCTGAAGAGACGTATTTTATGGCCTACGCTACATGGTTTGGATCTAAAGGCACGGGTAAATGCTCTTTTGAGCTTGTCGGATACAAGGGAGGTACGATGAGCCAAGACGGATATAATTTTATAAATACCGGTGGATCTGTAGTATATCAGAATACATATGATTTTGTATGTAATACCCATAAAGGAGCTGGGTCGTATAAGACATCTTACGAGAAAGTAGCTCGTATTACTTACAATAAGCTAATTAATGAGGTGTATATGTCCATTGGTGAGGCTATAGATCAGGAGGATAATTATGATAAGTTAGAGCGGGAGATCAATGATATAAAGGAAAGACTTAGCGATGTCGAGAGCGAGTTGGCTGTCGTAAGACGTATAGCTGAGGGCAAGAACACGGCGTATATATTTGATACGGTCGATGCCATGAATGAGTGGCTGGCGGTTCAGGAGAACACGGCTAAGCTCCGTGTTGGGGACAGCTTCTGGATCAGGGAGCAGGAGGTACCTGATTATTGGTGGGATGGAACTCAGGCTTTAGAGCAGGAAGGTCCTAAGGTTGACTTATCTCCTTATTATACGAAAGACGAGATTAACGATATTGTTGATGATATTAATCAGAAGATAGAGGATAAGAGTATGTCGATTATCTTCGATACCTATATCCAAATGAAATCTTTCGTAGACGATCCTACTAACGCCGATAAGCTTAAGGAAGGTACCATCTTGTTGATACGAGATAAAAACGTACCTGATTATTATTACGATGGTGCTGGGATAGTCAAGATGGAGGCTGACGTAGAGCAATGTCTTTATATTACTTTAGCTAATAAGCCTACGGAAAGCACTATAAGTTATACTCAAGATCGGGAGGTGACTAATTTCGCTCCGGGTGCTATAGCTAGATGGGTTGACTCTGACGGCAATGACGTGTTTTATAAGCTTGTTGAGATAGTAGGTGGTAAGGCTAAGTGGATTACCCTTATCGATACTAAATACGGCAATGTGACGCTACAGAGTACTTACGACAAGAATTATGAGATCGTTAATATCGTATCTGGGTCTAGGTTACAGGCTATAAATAGCGAGAAGAATGATATCAAGTTCGTTAATAGCGCTACGGGTAACGTGACTGTCGTGTTGAATGGTACCGTGTCAGGGGGAGCCAAGAAGCTGGTGAGTATGCTGGCGGTGAACGAGGTAGTCTTGACCCCCGGAGCGGCGGTGTCGTTTACCCGGAACGGCGATGAGTTCGTGCTCACGGAGTTGTTTGGCGTTACTATCTTCCCAGATCTGGCGGATGCCAATCGTGAGGGTGAGTGGGTCATGAGCGTAGGCGCAACTGGTAAACCGATCCTTATGGAGGTAAAGGAGATGCGTAAGTGGGATGAGAGCATAACCAAGGAGCTTACAATAGATGAGCTTAACGAGAAGTTCCCTAACGTGGATATCGGATTCGCTGTCGTATGCAAGACCATCAACAAGGTATATGAGATGGTTAACGGATACAAGGAATGGGTGTCTTATGATATAACCTCAATTAGTTGATATGGGATTTTTAGTAGGATATGATACGACCCTGTCCTCGGTGACGTTTTATGTTAACGAGGATAGGTTCCCTTGTTATAATGGGAGGAATGCTGATTATGTGCCTGATCCGATAGTAGATTTAGGTAATTTTAATCGTAATCTCAGGTTCTCGGCAAACAATCCAGGATTCGTGGACGTCGATTGGGGTGATGGGACAAAGGATCAATACCCTTTGGTCAAGATATCTGACGGTAGTTATAGGATAGTATTCAGGTCTTTAGATATTGAGTACAAAAAGAATCCTGACGATACTACATGGTGGTTCAGGAAGGAGGATGGATCTCAGTATATACCGGTTCCTCCCCATAAGTATAGCGATATTAGGCGTAGGAAGGTTACGATGAGGTTCTCTAACGTAATCGATGGGGAGTTCAATATGGATGGTATTGTCCTCCATGAGTTTCCTGTAGTTAATCTACCTGATATAACTTATTTGGCTATGGTCAGGTCCGTTTTAAAAAACGGAGATATCCCATATGACAGGATAAGCAGGAGCGTTAATCTTCGTAATATACAGATGGGGTCTTTTTCTCATCCTGGTGTTTGGGATAATTGGCCGGAAGGTTTTTTAAATATGAAAAATCTGAGGTATTTCGGATGTAACGATATTTTTAATTTCGCTGATAATCCTGATTCGAATTGGAGAAGATTCTCGGAATGGGAGAATCTTACTATTTTTAATTTCAATTGGTGTAATATCCCTTCGTATGACCCGGCGTTTAATTCTATTCCGGCTACGAATATAAATATCATTAGCGATAGGAATAACATACCTGTATTTGATGAGGTGGATAAGGTTGGAGATGATAAGACAGGCGTTACTTTTATGGGTAGGGGTAGCTCATGGAAACAAGATCTAGTAGGAGGTAAGTTGAATAAGATTCAGGGCACGTATTGTAATTCAAGCACGGTACCGGTAGACGATCTCCCAGACTGGTTATATGAGGTAAGGGAATTTAGGATATGGACTTTGCGTGATGAAGGTAGATTTATAAATACGCAGGAGAGGGCTGATACGTTCGTTAACACGTTTTATGATAAGATAATGTCGTGGAGTTATATAACGATGTCACAGACGGCTTCTGACGGTAACAGGAATCAGTTTTATAAACTTACCTTAGATTTATATACTTCCTCAGCTCCTACCAACAAGAGACCATCTGGCGTTTATCAAGCCCCTGAGGGGTTTGTTAAGGGTGTTAGCAACGGTAATCCTACGACGCCTATGGAGAAGGTGTATGTGCTTACCAACAACTACGGGCAGACGTGGATCTTGGCGCCTGCCCCGGCTTCTAAGGCCGCCCTTACGAGGGCAAGGCGGGCGGGGAAGACCAGGATCACCCCGTTTGTCCTTGGCGTAAAGGACGGTCATGTATCCGTGTTCAGCGGAGATGTATTGGATGATAATATGAGTAAGTATAATTTCGCCGATAAATACGAGGCTATAGATATCTGTAACGATCTGGGATTGGACAGTTCACCGGTTGTCGAGTATTTCAGGAGAATAGAGGAGGGAGAGGTATGAAGTTGATATGTAAGGATACGAATAAAGGGTCTATAACCTTTTTTACTAAAGGCAAGCACGCTTTCAGGGGTGTCGACAGGGATGATACCACGGATGACGTGCCTGATCCTATATTGGATGTTAATAATTATAATGAGAGTATACAGTTTTATTCCAAGACCCCCGGCATGTGCGAGGTCGATTGGGGTGACGGGAATAAAGAGCAATTTCCTTTCGTGAAGGATAGGAGCGAATCCATATACGGGCGATATAGGTTGATGTCCAGGAGAAGGGATATAAGTTATCGTAAGAATCCGAATAGCCATCCATGGTGGTTTTATAAGGAAGATGGGAGTGAGTATATCCCCGCGCCTAATCATGCTTACGCTGACGGGCTAGATAAAGAGCGGGTTATTACCATGACTTTTACGAATGATATTACATACGTTCAAACATCGAGGATAATGATGGTAGGATTCCCGATATTAGACGCCCCAAGTATTATCAACTTAATCTTATCCATTACCGGCGATGGGAATATAACCGATATTCCTAAAGATAGGATACGTAGATCGGTAAATATAGAGTATATAACACTTAACGAATTAGGTGTAGGGACATTGACATCCATACCAGACGATTGGGATAGGTTGACTAAGTTAAAAGGCATTAATTTAAGTCGAACGGCTGATTTTAATGATACGGAGTCTTCTAATATAAGGAAATTCCCCTCTATGTGGCCTAATCTTGTAACATTATCTTTGGCAGGTTGCAGGGTTAGGGTATATCCAAGGGAATGGCTGTCCTTTAGCAAGCTAAAAGAATTATATATATCCCCGGGAGTGGCTATGCCATCGTTTGACCCTAATACATGCCCGGCTATGGATGAGGTGGATAAGATAAATCCTAGCTTAAGGACCTTCGATCATATAAATAGATGGTATGGGTCTGTCGTGAGCTGGCATCCGTATATGATTGGCAAGGGGCTGGAAAATATCACTAGCCTTACCGCCTCATATTGCTATAGTAATATAGATGTAAGTAATCTACCGGATTATATATATGAGATGAGATCTATGAGTAGTTTTTATATGCATATCTCCTTGTCAACCCAAAGTCGATGTGATACGTTTATATCAACATTATATGAGAAGGTAATGGGGTTTGATTATCTCACTATGTCTTCCTCTGCTTCCGATGGCAAAAGGAATCAGTTTTATGGATTGTATCTAAGTATGTATTTGGCCGCCAATCCTGTTGATAAAAGGCCTAGTGGCGTATTACAGGCACCTTCTGGTTTTATAAAGGGTCAGTCTAATGGCTCTCCGTCGACTCCTATGGAGATGGTTTATGTGCTTATGAATAATTATGGATGGAGGTTTAGTATGGCGCCAGAGGCTTCGGTGTTAAGGTCAATACGATCTTCTGATATTGACACGAGGTCGTATAAGCCATATAAGCTTATCGTATTTGACGATGGGCGTACCTTTGTAGGCAATGGAGATGTTTTAGCTCATGATACGGATAAGGTATTATCGTTTGGGGGTCAACCAGAAGGGGAGTATTTGTGTGATTCTATGGGATTGGACAGGAATGTTATTGTAGAATATTTTAACAAGATAGGTAATGGCTAAGACATTATATAAATACGAGGCATCATCCAACAAGTTCGTGTGGTTCACCACATGGGATAGGGCACTTAGAAATTATTATACCGATGATTATAATTATGTACCTGATCCTGTCGTTGGTAATCCTTTTAATACGTATGTTGAGTTTATATCCAGAAAGCCCGGTATGGCTAATGTGGATTGGGGGGATGGAATAAAGGAGCAGTTTCCTATGACCAAGGTTCAAGGGGAGGATAATTATCGTATTATATTCCGTTCTTTAGCGATACAACATAAGAAAAATCCCAATACTACGTGGTGGTTCAGGAAGGAGGATGGATCGCAATACGTACCTATAGATAATCATGCTTACGCTGATGGGAGGAGGGATGTACAACGGGCTGTGTCGATAGATTTTACTTGTGATATTTATTATGCCAATATCCAAGTTTGCAAGATGACATCTTTCCCGATTGTGGATATACCAGGACTTGAGTTTTTGGTCGTATCGCATACGCTGTATGTTAATGACGGTATACCTGTAGACAAGTTGTCAAGATCCAAAAAGTTAATTTATATCGATCTTCAAAATATAGGGCAAAGAATGACCGTAATTCCTGAGGCTATAACCAGTAAGACAGAGGTATATTATTTAAATATGTTTAATATGCTTGATCTTAGGGATATAGAATCTAGCGGGATAAGGAATATAAAGAATATGAAAAATCTTCAAACCCTTGAATTGTCTTCATGTTATTTGGATAGGTATATAAAGGAGTTTGATGATCTTCCTAAATTAACTTCGTTGAAAATACATCCTGGCCCTTCTGATATGTGGAATTATTTTGATATAAATACCCTTCCTTTTTTCGAGGTAGATAAGATAAATCCTAATATTACTGATTTTTATTTTTTAGATGACTGGGTAAGTGGAGAAAGGAGGACGGGTTGGAATGATGATAATATGTCTGGAAGGGGATTGGAACATCTTACTGGTTTCATTGCAGCTCATAGCAATAGTCTTAGAATGGATAAGCTTCCGGATTATATTTATGAGATGAGGGCTATTACATGGTTTGACGTGAATGGATCCACTCATAGCCAAAAAAGATCAGATGATTTCGTGAACTCTTTCTACGACCTTGTTGTAGGATGGGATCAGATTACTATGACATCCGTGGCTAAGGATGGGAAGAGGAACCAGTTCTATAGTCTTTCGGTAAGCATGTATATTGCTGCTTATCCAACCGAAAACCAGCGTCCTTCCGGCACAGAGCAGGCCCCAGAGGGATTCGTGAAAGGCTCGTCCAACGGGTCTCCCGCTACACCTATGGAGAAGATATATGTGCTAAAAAATAACTACGCCCAGAGATGGACGATTAAACCAGAATAATATTATGAATATCAATATTTTAAAACTAAATTGGGGGGGGGGGTAAAATCCTATTTGCCTTATGATGAGAAGAAGAATGTTACCCAAAAGGAAGATAATAGAGGTATTCGAGGAATTATCTCCTCAGGATAATGGATATTGGGCGGTTCCTGATGGGGTCTATGAGGTTGAGTTCGCGTTGGTCGCCGGAGGTCTTAATGGAGAATATTCCGATGTATATAATGCCGGGAGTGGCGGTAACGGAGGTGGTGTACTAACTGGGACTATATCCGTAAATCCAGGTGTTACATATAGGGTGGTTGTAGGAGATATAGGTGGTGATAGTATATTCGGTATATATCAGGCTATTGCCGGTAACGGTGGAAGAGGCGGATATGGAGTTAAAGGGGATGGTCATGATCCTTCCCCGGGAAATCCAGGGCAAGATGGATCATATGTTTTTAACAACAAATATCCTGACCGATACCCTTATCCTATGGGCGCTGGTGGTGGATCGGGAGCTTATACAAGAGGATGGGATAAAGGCTTTTTATCCGGAGGTAAAGGTGGCAATCACGGAGGAGGTGATGGGGCTGGAGCTGAGGATACTGAGGGTGTTATTATTAATGGCGAAAATGGAGGTAATGCCACTTATTATGGTGGTGGTGGTGGAGGAGCCTCTAAAGCTTCTAGTAGTGGGGCTACAAGCGGTCGAGGAGGATCAGGTTATCGTGGTATTATTATTTTGCATTATTTAAAAAACGGATAATATGGATAGAAATAGTATTATAAAAGAACTAGGTTCGTATTTTGATATAGTGGAATTAGTATGTCCTCATACATATAATAAGTGGAAGGACAGATCGTGGCAGTTTCTTGATACAGCGTTTCTCCATAATCTTCTTATATTACGGAGGGATATAATCAAACAGCCTATGTATTGTAATAACTGGGATAAGCAAGGGCAGTTTTCCCAACGTGGTCTTAGATGCAACATCTGTCAGATAGTTAAGGATAAGAAAGATGTTTATCTATCCGCTCATGTGTTGGGTAAGGCTGGTGATTTTGATATCAAGTCGATGACGGCGGAACAGGCTAGAGGCTTGATTTTGGATCATCAAGATATGTTACCATATCCTTTCCGGCTTGAAGGGAAGGTGGGTTGGTTGCATTTTGACAGCCTTGATACGAGGAACGGTATACACGCCGTGGTGTTTTAGGTACTTAATGGTATAGTGGTTAACTTTGCGAGTAGGGTACAAAATGAAAGACAAAGACATGATAGAGCGAGTAGGGGCTTTATGGAATATAGCGCTTGCGTATGGTGCTTCTTGTTGGGCTTACTTCCAGCCAGTGCATCATTTATTGACTGTATTACTTATAGTATTAATAGCGAATTTTTTGGCTAGGTTAGCGCAAAGCGTAAGGGGCTGGAAGCTCCGTAGAAGCCGTAGGAGGAGGTTTAGTTTCAAGAGATGGCTTAGGGAGGTCAGGTTCACTGATATTCTTAAGGAGTTCGCTTTGTCTTGTTTTATAGTAATGACATTATGTGTTATATATAAGACGTTATACCCGATCGAGGAGGAGGCTAGCATGATACTTACCGTTACCAAATATGGGGTGTATATAGCCCTTGTTGGATATGTGATGCTTTTCTTGAATACGATAGGGGATGCTTTCGCTGACGCTTATTTGGTGAAGGTATTCAAGGCTGTGTTCAAGAGAATAAACGTGTTCAAGATGTTTAGCTTCTCCAAGAACATACCTGATGAGACGTTTGACGATATAAGGAGGATTGCCGATGATGAGGTTAAGGATAAGTCTTAGGGCGATTTTTTGTTTAGGTCTGTCGCTATTCCTGTCCTCTTGTGGAAGCAGGAGGCAGGTTAGCGAGGCGTCTATTGATAGCCGGCTGATAAGCAGGATAGAGACGATGATAAACGAAGTTATAGACCGCAAGATGGTGGAGATAAAGACCTCTGATCTTAATGCCGATATCGTTATAACTGAGAGGAAATTCGATACGGATAAGGATATTGATCCCGCCACGGGAGAGCGACCGGTATCGTCCGTGACTGACGCCCATATCGTCATCGGCCGGCGGGATAGCACGGTGACGACCGATTCCCTTGGCGTTGATAAGACGATCACCGGTATTGAGGATATTGATAAGAAGACAGACATCAAGCATAAGGATATAGACGATAAGGAGGAATCAAGGTGGCCGATGGCTATCATCTTTATGTCGATCTTAGGTATATTGGTTGTATTATTCGTGTTGTTGAAAAGATTCAGATTGATAAAATAATAGGTGTACAAGAAACCCCATACACCTATTGGTTATCACCCCAGAAAAGAATTGCAAATATGAGGTCAGTCCCGGATTCGAACCGAGGTATATGGTTTTGCAGACCACCGACTAAACCAACTCATCCAACCGACCGTGACGCGAATATATAATTTTGTCTTTGACCAAACAACCTCTTTGACCATATTTTTACTCAACTAGAATATCCCTTAAAGAGAATCCCTTATCTAGTATCTACTAGGTGAGGCAATATCTCTTTGAAGTCTATCTCTGTTGACACCAAAGGAAATGTGGCGGCTCCTTGAGGCAGGGCAGGAGGTATCCTTACACGGCAGGCCAGGAGCGGAGCGACTCGTAGTCCACCTCCCTTTTCTCCTTGGCGTATTACGCTTAAGCGTTGGAAAGAAGTAAACATATCAATGCATTAATGTCTTATGTAGGTAGTTATTTGTCGATCAAAGATCCATTGACAACATAATTAGATGTAAAAAATACACTAAATTAAATCATTGATATAAGTCATTGTTGATATCTTTGTTTTTCAATTTACTACAGATTATTAAGTTAATTTATTTAAGTTATATACTTTAGATAATAACAAAGCGTTAGCTAACGCTTTTTAATCAATCAACTTATGATATAAACAAAGAAAATCTTTATAATGAGACTCCCTTCTTAAGGGGGCGAAAGTTTCCTATATCACATGTCACAAAATAGACAACTGTGTTTATAAAAGAAGGTGGATAAATAAATGCATCTCTTTTCTTAACTACCCCTACGATAGTCTCCCTACGCAATGTCCAAGTTGTATTTCGACCATAGCGATCGCCGTAAAAAGCCGTGATCATAAACAAAAAAATGAGTACTTTCACAAGCACTCATTTTGAAATGACAAAGTTTTTAGTACCTTTGTGCTAAAACAAAATCTAATTATGGCAAAGATAATGCTTATATTTGATCAATTCGTCTCTTCCTCAGAAAAAAAGAGGATGTCAGATGAAAATAGGGCCTTGAGGAGGGATCCCGGCAAGGTCATCCTGCCTTATTTGTTTAATGACAACGCTAATCCTTGTTGCGATAACCCTAGGATAAAGCGTCAATCATCATCCAGATCAGAGATATTAGAGAAGCCGATATCGGAGACACTGATAGGTCTTCTTATTATATGCCTTGACCCTATAAGGTTCAGGGTGTTAGGAGTACAGTACAATATCAAGTGGTTCTATTACTTTGTGAATGAGATAGTTAGTTACTATATTAAGCACCATCGTCTTGGTGGTGATAATCTTGCTTATCAGATAAAGTTAGTTAGGTGGCTTTTGATCAGTTATGTTAACGTGGCTGTTGTCCACGGTTATTATGCTATGGTGAGGAAGGCGAAGAAGGAGCATCCTGATCTTTTTGTGCATAGCAACAATGCGAGGTATTATTATTGGGACAATTGCCCTCCTAAGCATCATAAGCTAGAGGATGAACGAAATATAAATAATCCTACCTATAAAGCCCATGAGTGCAATAGGAAGCGTGCCGAGGATATCAAGCGTGTTGTTTATGATTCTATGGATTCGATCAGGAAACGTGACCTTAAGGATTTTGTGTCTTCCAAAAACAATGGGGTGAGCATTTATTTTAAGGAAAAGGTTCAGAACAAGGTCAGGAAGAAGGGCTTTGGTAATGTCAGTATCAAGACCATAGAGAGGGCTATAAAGAGCTATTTAGATGAGCGTGGTGTCACTTTCTCTGAGTTCGTCGATGGGGTGAGGAGGTTGGATAGGAAGATAAAGGAAGTCAAGTCCGCTTTTGGCAAGGTTAAAAGGATTAAGATATTTGGCGTCAAGGCTTATGATTATGTGTCTGGAGATGAGATAGTTGATGAGTTTGGTATGGCCGCGTTGTCTGATGAGGTGTGGATTCCTGATAATAGCACACCGTTCCTTGACGATTATATTGAATCGCAGTATTTGTATAACAATTTTAATTTCTAATATTATGGTTAATATAAAATCACATGACTTTTATACGGTGTTTGATGATAAGAAGCAACTTTTTAAAGTGTCATCATTATTTGATTCTTTAGATGAATCTGAAGATATAGTCAAAGATTTGATGGATTCTGGCACATTCATGTATGTTGTTGACGAACGACTGTCTATGATATGGGTGGATATATTTATGATGATAGAGCTTCTTGGGGAATATGATGGTGGGGATGTTAAGGATTTGGCTATTAAATGCTCTTCTCTCTATTTGAAAGATAAGGTGATGCGTTTAATTGTCGATTATGTCAATTGCGATTCTGATGATTATGATGATAGCGTTGATCCTATATTGAGTTATTGTAGCAATCTTATTCATGGTGGTGATGGGAATATTGATTATCTGCCATTGTCCGACATGGTAAGTTTGAATGTAGGAAATTATATGTCAGATGACATGCTGAAGCTATTTGATATTGCCAAGGAAGACACTCGCATAATATCTATATTGTTTGTTTTGTTAAGTAGGCCGCATGTTGACGATTATGGGTTTTTTACTCTTACTGATTTGCTTTCTATGATGATTGACAAAGGTTTTATTGGTGATCGTGATGATATAGTGAATGCCTTAGGGTTTATCTTAAAGTAGATTTATTGTATTGGTATGACCCTATTTTGTATCTTTGCTTAAAAGTAGTAAAGATGAATCAGATAAATATCATACCGAAGATAATTCATGATAAGTTTGCCGCAAGGATTATCATGGATGATTACGATATAGAGAAACCTATCGTAATTACTGTCGTGGCTAGACGTAACGATGGTGAGTATAATACCCAGATATTGACATACCCGACATCTGGCGTTGATTATGAGGGTAATGTAAGGATAGTGTTTTTCGATGTCGCCAGGTCTCATGTTTGCCAGATAACATCGGTATTTATCAACGGGCATGAGGTCAAGACATATTATACCGATATCCCGGATCTTGATATGCAAGCCCGTTATGACGATAGCTTGTGCCGGTACGATAAGAAGGTTAATATGAATGATATTAGGCTATCGTTTCAGGTGCTAGAGACACGTGATCCCAAGGTGTTGCAGGTATTGGATGAGTCCGAGTGGGGGCTGCTGGAGGATAGGAAGGCGATTATCGAGATCACTACGCCGGGCATGTCCGACCCTGTTACGTTGTTTCTTGGCAAGAATCAGGTCAATACCTTTACCAGTTTAACACTAGGTCTCAATTGCTTTAATTACGATGATTGTAATGTCAAATACCTTGACCTCCCAGACGGTATATATGATATCAAGATCATAGGTAGCCCTTCCACTTACAATTTCAGTCGCAAGTATCTTAAGACGGATCTTATACGCAGGCGTCTTGATCGGCTATGGATTAAGACTGATATCCTATGCGAGGACAAGGATAAGGATCTTATAAATAAGATACAGGAGATGGAGACACTTATGGTCGTAGCGGAGGCTAACGTGAGGTTGGATAATATAGAGGCGGCTCATGAGATCATTGATCGTGTAGGAGATCTTCTTGAGATGGCTACTAATTGCGTGGATTGTTGAATTTTAAAGATATAATTATGGGTTGTAATACTTGTAAGGAAAAGGCGTTAAAGGCCGAGAGGGAAAGAATTGAGAGAAGCATGATGAGTCGTGTTTCTTCCACCGTTATTAGTGATATGGAATATGCTTCTAGAAGCACCGCCGGTTGTATGGTCATGCTCGATCCGTTGAAGACAATGGAGCGTGACGTGGTGAGCATATACAAACAGACCCGTACCATAGGTGACGTGGGTATCGTCTATCTCAACATGCAGAAGAAGATCCGTGAATGGATCAAGAACCTGCCATATGGATGCCCGCCTGATGAGGAGGTACAGGAAATGAAAAAGGAGATACTCGATGGGCGCGCAAAGTATATCAAGCCTTGATAGAATAGACCTATGTAGGGTCGTAGACGAATGGCTGTCTTGTCAATGGAGTGGATACATGAGGTATTATAGGTACAGGATCGGGAATAAGCCTGATGTATCTTATTGGGGCAAGATAATTCGTCTACAAAGGTCATTATGCGATAATGATTGCGGGTTATGCCCGGATGAGGTAAGATCGTTAAAGGAACGTGTTAATAAGTTGCTGGCATGAGAAAGTATAATTGTTCACATATAACTCCGTCCACTTGCGTACCTTATGAGGGTGATCTTCCGGAGTGGTCAAAGCATAAGGACTCTGATGAGTGTGTTATGATCTCTGATGTGATAGAGGAGATATATGACGAGCTTACCCGTGTCAGGGAGGCTATAGATGTCCGGGATCTTGGTGAGTCTTGCGTGAAGGTAAGTGGCGATAAGACCGTAGCGAAAGTTCTTTATGCTTTAGAGGATAAGATTTGCAATGGGTGATTAATGTCCTGATTTTGGGATATTAAAAATAGCCAATCGGTTTGTGTTTATCATCCCGATTGGCTATTTTTGTATGTCCGCCGACTCTCACGAGGGAGCGGACATAAACTGTTTAATTATTAATATCAAAATTAGACTAGGTAATTATATACAATTTTACACTATTATGTTATATAACATAAGTAAAATAGTATATAATTACTTTTTATATTTTACCTTTGCGTCAAAACAATAGTAATATGCTAAAAGCTTATAAATATAGACTAAATCCGACATCCGAACAGATCTCGCTAATGGATAGAACTTTCGGATCAACCCGATTTATCTATAACTGGGCTTTACAGACTAAAATCGAAGCGTATCAAGATAATAAAAAATCACTGACGGCCGTTGATCTATGCAAAAAACTGACTGGTCTTAAAAAGCAAGAAGAATATTCTTGGCTAAACGAGGTATCTAACGAATGTCTACAGCAGTCAATAAGGAACTTAGATCAGGCTTTCACCAGATTTTTTAGGGAGAAGAAAGGCTTCCCGAAGTTCAAATCAAAGCGAGGATCAAGGAAATCGTTCAAGAATATCCTCAATGTCCATATCGATTTCGATAACAACAGGATTAAGTTACCGAAATTAGGATGGGTAAGATTCTACTCTAACCAAGTATTTAAAGGCAAGGTAGGGACTGTTACAGTATCAAAGTCACCTACAAATAAGTACTATATCAGTATCCTTGTAGACAACGGCCTTAAATTACCGGACAAGTCTCCTATAAATCCGGATATAACCGTAGGTATCGATGTAGGGATAAAGACATTCGCGACCTTATCGAACGGTTCGGTTTTCGAGAATCCGAAATATCTGGAAAGGTCTTCCGCACGGTTAAGGTGCTTACAACGTAGATTGACTCGCAAGCAAAAAGGAAGCCGGAGAAGGGAAAAAGCTAGATTAGCTGTAGCTAAAGCATACGAGCGTATATCAAATCAAAGACATAACTTCCTGCATCATGTTATCAACAATATCCTAGGCGAGAACCAAACCGTGGTTATTGAGGATCTTAACGTGGAGGGGATGATGAAGAACCATAGTCTGGCTAATAGCATCGCTTCATGCTCGTGGAGCGAGTTCTTTAGAATATTAAGCTATAAGTCGGATTGGAAGGGCGTGAATTTGATTCGGATAGGTAGATTCGAACCTAGCTCCAAGATGTGCGAATGTGGATACGTACATCGAGATCTTAAATTATCCGATCGTATCTGGACTTGCCCTTCTTGTGGGGCCGTAAATGATAGGGATTTACTGGCAGCTAGGAATATAAAGAAATTTGGGTTAGAAAAACAGAATCTTCTAACCCAATAAGATACGTCACCGGTGGTGAACCGGGTAGGGGACGTGGAGTCGCTGGCGTTGGCCGGGACCTTGAAGCGTCAAATTATACTGGTGTAAACTTGTATATAATCACCTTAGACTAAAAAATGAAGACAGTTAATGTTTTGACGAGAAAAATGGGTGATTTTAACGTTTTTCAAAGAACTAGTGATGGTTATTTTGATGCTAACGAATTGTTGAGGCAGTGGAATGCTGTAGAGGGTAATCCGGAAAGAAATTTAAAGAGATTTTTAGAGAGTCCTAAAACAAAGGAGTTTATAGACGCTTTAATAAGTGATTTAAGCCATGGGGCAAAAATGCAGTTACCAGATACACAGGTATTTAAGATTATAAAATCAAAGACGTTGAGAGATGGATCTAAAACTATTGGTAAGGCATGGATGCATCCTTATTTATTTATCAAGTTTGCTATGTGGATAAACCCTAAGTTTGAGGTTCAGGTTATCAGATTTGTTCATGACCAGCTTATAGATTATAGGGATAAGGCCGGTGATGCTTATAAGAGAATGTCTTCTGCTTTGTCTAGGATAATTGAGCCTTCAAGATTAAGGGATAAGATTCAAGATCTGGCGAGATCTGTAAATATTATCATATACGGATTGCATCAAAGCATGATAAGAAATTCCGTAGGCGAAGAGGTCAAGGCTAAGGAATTGATGGAGCTGGAGATTGATATAGCTAAGATGATTGAATTTGGATATATAACCACAGAAGAACAGTTAAGGGATTATCTGTATAAGGTTTTGAGAAGCAAAAAGGCTCTTCCTTTGTGATTTGAATTTTAATTGTATCTTTGTGACAAAGTGAATGACAATGGTATACGGTAACAAAGAAATAGTACGGACGTTCACCAGAGACAACCCACCTGCCGGGTACGTGGGCGGCTCTGTTGACTACCGGGTCCCGGCCGATGTTTATTTTGGCGATACGCAGGAGGAGGCTGATAGTAAGGCTGAGGATGATGTCAATGCCAACGGTCAGGATTACGCCAATACATATGCCGACATAATACCGGCTGTATGGTATAATGATCAGGTATGCGATGAGTTTATCAAGAACAATTGCGTAAGCGGTAAGGGATCCAAGGAACAGATATGTGTAGAGAAAGGTAGGTTTGTCTCTTACGTATCCAAGAAGGATGCCAATGATAAGGCTAGGGTGGAGCTGAACCGGATCGGGCAGGGGGAGGCCAACGCTGTTGGGGCTTGCTGCGAGGACTGGGCCTCACAGCCTCTTCGTGGCTTGTTTTACAAGAACGATTGTGAGACCGGGACATCAGGTAAAGAAGGTATTGTGTATGAATTGCCAGCCGGAGCTGTCATATCTGATATATCCCAGATTGATGCTGATACGTTAGCTTATAGGAAGTTCATGAAAGAAGGTCAGGAGAAGGCTAACTCCGAAGGTAGTTGCTCCCCTGTATTCTATAATACTACGATCGGTGATTGGTTTGAGAAGGTATGTCCGTTTGGATATAAATCAGGTAGGGTATATTATTCTATCAAAGCCAATAGGTTTAGATCATGGATATCAGTAGAGGATGCCAACGCCAAAGCTCGTGAGGTTTTGATGGTAGAGGGGCAGGAGTACGCTGATCTTAATCTTGAGTGCGAGAAATGGATTGAGAATATTGATCAAGAGGATCAATGTTATTGGTGATGATGCGCGTTTAGTTTTCCATAATAGTTGATTTAGTGTTTGGAGGAGATTGCATGTCTCCTCCATTTTTTTGTATATATATCAAGGGTGATAAGTTTATATACTGTAATACACTTGCTTATATGTTGAATATATTTTATATTTGCATACCTATCTATTCATCTCGAACCGATAGGTATTATGTTTAATTTAAAATATTGTTCAAAGTTATGAAAAGTCGGGTTGAAATCAAATCTTCTGACAGGAGATTGATGGGCGTTGTTATACCTGCGCTCAGTGATAATGGTTTTGTTAACATCACTTTAGCTATGAAAGTCTTGTCTGATGATAGGCTTAAAAAAGGTTTATCTCCTAAGAAACTTAATGATATTATTAAGTATAATGGTTTCCAGGAGAAATGCAGGGAAATAATAAGTAGGCTAGAAAATAGGAATTTATGTAAGCAGACAAAAATCGGCTTACAAAATAAGACATTGAATCTTAGTGATTTAAATAAAATAGGGTTGGCATGCCGAAAGGGTAAGGGAGATGGTCAAACGTGGTATATGAACCCCTACCTTTTCCTTGTGGTGGCCATGGAAATGAGTCCTGAGGTTTGCGCCGATGTTGTGATGTGGTTTGTTGATAATATCGTAGGGGTAAGAAATGCAGCTGGTGATGCTTATATAGAGATGTGCAGCAGCGTATCTTCGCTTATAAGCGACAAAAGTAACTTAAAGGAATCGTTATCAAGAATTGCTAAGGGTATAAATTTTGTTGTTTTTGGCGTACATGAGGAAGGGATAAGAAATAGGGCTTCCTTCGAGGAGCTAGATATGATAGTATCAATAGAAAGAAATATATCTTACGCTATTAAGGCTGGATATATAAAAGACTATAATGGCGTTATAAACGATTTGGGAAGGCAATGGAAAGATAGATGGGGTAATCCTGTTCTTAAATTGAAGTCCTGATCTTATCTTGTTGTTATGGTTTATGGGTATAGGGGATGCGAATGACGTGTCCCTTATATTGTTTAATAACGTATGTTGTCTTGTTTCCAAACCAAATAAGTATCTTTGCTAAAAACATTAATATTATTAATATGTGTAATACAGGTGGTTGTTGTCATGATCATTCACGGGAACGTCCCGAAGAGTGTTGTCATGGCGTTAAGATAGATAGGTTTCTTAACAAATGCCCTAACGATCCTTGTGATCCTTGCGATCGGGATTGTCAGGACGAGCCTTGTGTTGGCTACGGATGTCCTATAGTTTTGTATGATAAATGCATCTTATACTCAGGTGATGAGTTGGTGGTGGATGGGATAGAAAAAGGCACGGGTCTTTCTGTCGTTATAGACTCATTGAGGCGTATTATAGCGTCTAGGGATAAGCAGATAGATTTATACCATCGTGAGGTTCTGGATTTGAAGAAAATTATAAACGAGCTTGTCAATGCCGGTAATGGCGGCGGTGATAATGGTGCAGAAGAGGAGGTATGGTAATGAATGGTTGTAACAAGAAACAATACAGGCCTACTGTAGATGAGACTAAGGTGCCATGTTCTATGTATATGAGCACCGATTGTATTTATCCCGGAGACAAGGTACGTGTGGAGTCATTGGGATTATCTCCCAGCTGCGATATGTCTGATGTCCTTAACGCTATGATAAAAGCCATAAGGGACAGGGATGCTGAGATACTTGAATTAAGGAGAATGATTAATAAATTGATTTGACATGAGAAATTGTAATCCATGTAAGCCGGAATATAGACCGGGGAATGAATGTAGTATCTACAGTTCCCAGATTATATATGACGGTCAGTCTTTTCCTGAGGCGGATATCAGGAACGGTGATGGAATGAATAACGTGATCGAGTCTCTGGTAAGGAAGTTGGTAGCCGTATCTGCTGCCACGTCCTCCATCCAAAGGGATTCGTTTAAGGGAGTGCAGGTCGTAAGGTTAAGATACGAGCCTCTGAATGTTCTTAGCGTGACCTACTGCGGTACTATCGTACCTAACGACGGGTATGTGGTTTCCGGAAGATCTGTTAAGTTTAAGAAAAGGTATTGCATGGGCGATGAGTTCGCTGATGTTAATATCGTATATACTACATTGAATAGTAATATTTTAAATACTTCTTGTTATGGCTAATAGAGTATATGATACGGTATTGGCTTCCGAGTGCGACGGTTGGGTATGTGGTGAGACACTTAAGAAAGGATCTGTCCCGGCCGATAGATTGGAGCTTGACTCTTTCTCGGAGGCCGTCAGGGAGCTTATAGAGCGTTTTTTCGAGGAGGGATGGTTGCCGGACATGATCTGCGATCTTGGTTGTGGAGGCGCCAGTGTATTTGAGATTAAGCCTACTAACTTCGAGTATCCTCCTGAGGGCGGTGAGCAGATTCTGGAGATTATCGTAGGTAAGAGTGATAAATGGACTATAACTCAAGCGGAATGATATGAATAATTTAAAAGATATTCTTGCTAAGATCGAGCAAGGTTCCTCATGGGTGTCCTACGACAAGATTTCCGGTACCGGCCCTGATAAGGTGGCTATTAAAGTAGAGCCGGGATGGATGGGTAGGTTGCCTAGGGAGACTTACGTAGCGGTCGAGAAAGGCAAGGTAACGAAACTCGCTACCATAACCCAGAAGGGTATTGAGCGGGTGAGCGTAGATCCGGCCAATATCATGTTCGACATGGAGGGTGGGACGGCGGTCATCAACGCCAAGCTTAACTCCGCCTCGGTCAAGGCCTCCTGCCTTACCCTTGGTGGTTCGGTAAGTAAATGCTATATGGTGTCTATGAACGTCAACGGGTTATCCGTTAAGATACCTGACGAGGATAGCAGATACGTGGTGTACGCCGATCCTGAGGATCCCGGTGCCACTGATTTGTATGAGGCTAGTTTTGTTATAGCTATGCCTAAGAATATGGATAACGAGGAGCATCATGAGATGTTCGTCTTGAATGGCAAGGTTGTTAATATCAATCAACAGCCTAATGATATACCTTATATTATACTTGATCATGACTTTGATAACGTGACTAGTGAGAACGGTCAGGTTGTTATTGATATTAAGTCTAACACTGAGTATGATATTGAGCTGGTATGTTGCACTTGCGGAGATGGCAGCGAGGAGCCGGAACCGGAACCACCCTTTAACGTGGATCCGCAAAAGTTGACGCTTAATAAGGATGGTGATACTCAAATCGTGAGGGTAGAGGCCGGAGATAATGTTTCATGGAGAATAGAGGAGGATTGACATGGCAAGGGAAGTAGATAAGAATTGCGTTGAGGGTAATTGCTTTGCCATTAACGATAAGAGCCATGGGGTAGGCGATAATAAGCTTAACATCGTATACAAGGCTAATTACACCGGTCAGATCTGTACGGCTAAGTTCCGTATAACGTCAAAGGACGGTAGTATTGTCAAGGAGTATATGATAGCTCAGGACGCCAAGCCCGTTTATTATAATATCAAGATGGTTCAGCCGTTTACCAAGGATGACTGTCTAGCCAACCAGCACGGTTCGGTTGTCTTGTATGTGGTTGAGGAACGGACGTACAAGTCGTTTATCTCACAGGAGGACGCCGATGCCAAGGCTATGGAGGATATAGCTCTTAACGGACAGAAGTACGCTAATGAGCATGGTGAGTGTATAACTGACATCTGGTATAACGAGGAGCAAAGGAAAACCTTTATCCGTAACAATTGTGATAAGTTCAGTGATGGTCAGGAATATGTTTACATCGTACCTGAGGGTAAGTACGTGTCTTCTATCTCTCAAGAGGACGCCGACAGGAAGGCTCTTGAGGATATTGAAAAGAATGGTCAACAACAAGCTAATCTGGAAGGTGAGTGTAAGCCTAAGGAGAACATCTACTATGGTAAGTTTAGCAAGACCTTTACCCGTAACAATTGTGACTCCACTCAATACGGAACGGATGTGGTTGTTAACGAGACTATGGTAGAAGGTGACTTTAGATCCATCGTATCTCAGGAGGAGGCTAATAAGTTAGCCCAAGCCGCTGTAGAGGCTCAGGGTCAGGATATAGCCAATATCAAGGGTAATTGTGAGAAGATACCGGTATTTACCGGATCGTATTCTAAGGTATTCCAGAGAACCAATTGTCCTGAAGGTTCTACGCCTGTTGACTTTACCGTGGATGAGAAGATGTGTACCGGCTATCCGTTTACTTCTACAGTATCACAGGATGCCGCCAATAAGCTGGCGCAGGACGCTGTGGAGGCGCAAGGTCAAGCTATCACCAACGAGCGTGGTGACTGCCAGACTAACGTCTACTATAACGTTAGGATGGAGAAGACAGTCACGAGAAATAATTGTGATGAGTTCCATATCGGTCAACCTTATACTTATGTTGTAGCCGCTGGTAAGTACTTCTCTATTATCTCTCAGGAGGATGCTGACAATAAGGCTAAGGCCGATCTTGAGGCTAACGCCCAACAACAAGCTAACCTTGAAGGTGAATGTAAGGAGAAGGTCGTATATCATGGTAAATACAGTAAGGAATTTACCCGTAATAATTGCGATGAGACCCAGTACGGTACTAAGGTTGTTGTAGACGAGACTATGGTGACAGGAGACTTTAGGTCTACCGTGTCTCAGGAGGACGCTAATAACAAGGCTAAGGCCGCTGTTGAGGCTCAAGGTCAGGACGTGGCTAACGTGAAAGGTAAGTGTGAGAAAGTTCCTGTATATACCGGTACTTATACACGTACGTTTACCCGTAACAATTGTGGTACTGGTACTGGTGGCACTTATACGGTAAACGATAGGATGGTTGATGGTTATCCATTTACTTCGACTATATCTCAGGAGGACGCCAACAACAAGGCCAAGGCCGCCGTTGACGCCCAAGGACAGGCTCTTGCCAATATCCATGCCCTTTGTACGTACACCGGCCGTGCTTCCTTGGAGTTCACGAGAAACAACTGTGGTGAGTGTAAGATCGGATCTAAGGTGACGATCACTCAAGATATGGTAGAAGGACACCCATTCCAGTCTAACGACTCGCAGACCGCCGCTGACGCTATGGCTATGACCGCCGTACAAGCCCAAGGGCAGGCTTTGGCTAATACCAAGGGTACCTGCTCTAACGCTACTATGTATACCGGTAAGGCTAGCTTCGAGTTTACGAAGAGCAATTGTGGCGCTAATCAGGTAGGAGATCCGTTCACCGTAACACAAGATATGGTGGAAGGTCATCCGTTCCAGTCTTGCGTATCTCAAGATGAGGCTAATTTAGTCGCTATGGCCGCTGTCATGAATCAAGGTCAGAAGATCGCCGATGAGCGTGGTACTTGCCATGAGGCTCCTAAGTACACCGGCCATTATAGCGAGGCGTTCGAGAAGAACAACTGTCCGTCTGGTCTTATCCCGTCTTCAGTTACCGTTACTGAGGCTGACGTGACCGGAGGTCCGTTCTACTCATACGAGAGCCAGTTCGCCGCCGATGAGCTTGCCAAGGCCGCTGTCAAGGCGCAAGGTCAGGCTATAGCCAACGATCGTGGTACTTGTGATGAGTTGAAGATATATGTCGGTAATTATAGTAAGGAGTTCACTCCTAAGTGTCCTACTTGCCAGTATGCTGATCCTATTACCGTAACCCCGGATCTTATGGGACAGTTCTTCACCTCTACCCGTTCACAAGAGGAGGCTGACGCTTTGGCTAAGGCCTACATCGATAGGATGGGTCAGGCGTTCGTCAACAAGAACTATGATGATACGTGCCATACGAAGACCGAGCAACCGGTATGGGAGACTATAGAGACCGTATGTAAGGACTGTATCTCTAAATTACATCAACGTAATACCAATACATGTTATACTGATCCTAACAATCAAGAGCGGTATATAGCTGGTGGTAATAAGACTTGTTTCTGGTGGGGTACGGCATCCAAGGCCTTTACCCGTCAATGCGCTGACGGAGGTGTGGGTAGTTCTGTTACTGTCACTCAGAATGACGTTAACGATCCTAATCCTACTACGGGAGGTAAGTTTAAGTCATGTGTATCACAAGCTGACGCTAACGCCAAGGCATTGGCGGCTGTTACGTCTCAGGGACAGAGCGTGGCTAACTCGAAGGGTACTTGTACTTGGACAGGAAGCTATACCGGTCAGGTTCAGAAGAACAATTGCGCTGATGGCGGAGTAGGAGACATGGTATCCGTAAGTAGCGACAGGCTGCCGGGACACCCGTACACCTCCACCGTTTCCTTGGCTGACGCCAATAAAAAAGCTGAGAATGCCGTTCGTGGATCTGATGGTCAGAATTACGCCAACAAGAACGGAGGATGTACATGGACTTACGTCGCTAGCCGTGACTTCTATAAGAACAATTGCGCCGATGGTGGGGTTGGCCAGAGAATAACGGTGACCTCTACGCAAGCCAACGGCGGTACGCCTATCACCAGCAAGGTTTCTTTGGCTGATGCCAGGAGCAAGGCAGAGCAGATCCTAGACCAGAAGGGGCAGGATTACGCTAACCAACATGGAACTTGCGTATGGACCGGTACTGGAAGCTATACTTTCTATAAGGACAATTGCGGTTCTTGTAAGCAAGGTGTAGCTATATCAGTTCCTTATAGCTCATTAGGATTGAATCCTATAACATCAACGGTTTCTCAGGCGGACGCTAACAACAAGGTTCAAGAAGCTTTCAGAAATGATTCGGCTACCAGAACCGCAGCTCAGGCTTACGCCAACAAGAACGGCGATTGTGAGGATACTCCTCCAGATTGGACTAGTTGGAGTTATGACGGTGGAAGACATTGCTCTAGTGGTGATGTTTGGGCTACATACAGAAGGAGTGATAGGAATGGATGTCATGCTGACCAGACAGAGGATCGGGTATATGAGTATTGCTCATGTGGATGTTCCGGTGGTTCTTGCGATAGCTGTTGTGATCCTAATTCTTGGAGTAGAGTAGGAGACGCTGAGTGTAGATCTGGCGAAAGTGTAGCTTTATATAGAAATGATTGTGGAGATGAGGAATATAGAAGCTATGGATCTGCTTGTTGTAATACACTTGGTTTCCAAGGAGGCTCTGTTACTAGTAGGAATTGTCCATCCAATAAGCCTTGTGGAGTAACGATATCTTATCCGGATGTACCTTCTGGATCTATATGTGCATCTAGTACGTCTTCTGCCAACGCTCAGGCTAGCGATAAGATAGAGACACTTAGATCCCAAGCTCAGGCATTAGCGGATGCGGGTTGTTCTGCAAAGGTTGGCAATGATGACCGATGGGGAAATGTCAAGGCTACGAACTGTCCTAGCAACTGTACTCCTAAGACTATCAGTTATAAGCAAATCGCTGGTAAATATGAGGCTTGTACCAAGGACGAGGCAAATAGAATAGCAGACAATAACCTACAATCCGATGGTATCTCTTACGCTAATGGCTTGGCGCAGGCCGATAGATGCGATTGCGTGGAGCCAACAAAGACGTGGAGCGCCAACGCTATGCTGAGCGGTGATCCTTGTAATGGTCTGTCTGGTTCTACATCTGCATTAAGGTGCTCCTATGAAGTGTCTTACAATAATCAATGTGGATCATCTAAATCAATAACTGTAACTGTTACTGGTAGGAATGATCATGGACAAACCGTTACGGCTGGAAGTACTACCGTAAGTATACCTACTGGGTCTGGTAAAAAAACCGGTGTCATAGGTTTTGATTCAGGAGTACAATGTGGGTCTATAAGGGTTTCTGGAGGAGGATCTGGGAACTGTTAAGATTCTGATGTATAACAAAAAAAGGAGAGGCTAATAAGTCTCTCCTTTTTATTAAAAACCATAACAGCAGTGATTGTCAACAATTACCTGAATCATGACCAGAGATTGTTACATCTCCACATACCACTTCTCGGCTAAAATATACACTTCCACTCTTGGTTCCGGATCCTGCGGGAATTGTAAAGCTAGCGCTATTGACCTGCTCTTCTCCGTTTTGTGTATATCCTATACCACTCACAGAACCAGATATAGATCTACCACATTGATTATTATACGTAATCGTAAATCCTCTTGATGTGACAAGTTGTTCATGGCTCATGCAATCATTATTCATAGATACCGACCATGACCACGTCTTTGTTGGCTCCACGCAATCGCACTCCATCGCATTGGCTTTTTCCTGCGCTAGTCTCTGTGCGTCAGCCTGTGCCGCGGCGGTAAGTTGGTAGTTTCATCAACCTTGTTTATTCTATTTTCGATAGAAATGACTAATATTGTATCACTAACATTAAAAAAAGTAAGATTATGGCATGTGCTAAGAAAAAGAAGATGGCAGAAGGAGGCAAAGTCTCAGAGAAAAAGAAACCTCAAATGAAATGCGGAGGTAAGGTTAAGAAGAAAAAGTAATAACAGGAGGGGTATATCCCCTCCTCAGTATTTAGCATATGAAAAATTCAGAATTTGTATCTAGGATCATGAATGACATGAACTCCATCAATAAGGACGCTCATGTCAGTAGAAGATGGATATTGTCCATAGGCAGGCAAAAAGCAAGGTCTTATATAGCCCAGAAGTATGCTGATGGAACCTTGTTCGGCGAGGAATCGCTGTATACTCATATCAATTGCATGGAAATGGAGAGGGTTCGTAAGGTAGATTGTTGCTTTGATGAGTTTAAGTTATGCAGGATACTTATGAGATCCAAGAAAAGATTGCCCGATATGATATATACCCGTATAGGACCTGCTATCATTAAGGTATCAAATATTATGGATGATATTATATTTACCTCTATATCATTGAGAAAATACGCGAACAACAAGGAACGTAAATACGGGAATATAGATCAATATTATTACTATGTCAATGATGGTTATATCTATATACCGGATATTAATATAGAGGCTATAAACGTTGATCTTATTACCTTGGATAGAAAAGCGGCTTTAGAGTTATCCGGGTGTGGAGCTGAAAAAGATAAGCCATGTACATCTCAATGGGATTATGATTTCATATGCCCAGACAAACTTCTTGAATATGTGGTTTCCGAAACATTAAGGGAAACTGTAACCAAATTGCAGATCCCTACGGATGAGAACCCGGATATGGATATTAATAAGAAAACACAAAAAATTCAATAACATGAATCTAATAAGATCAATAATCAATTTCTTTGGTTTCAATGACGCCATAGTTGACGGTATAGGCGAAAGAGGGATGAGAGACAGCTCTATCATAAGATATAATGAGGTGCACGATATGTATGATAAGATTATAAAAGATCTGGGAGATATGTCGGCTTACGTATCCAAGGGTTATATCTATGATAAGATAAAGGAAAGAACGGGATTAAGTACCAGACATATTAGTAGGATATTAAATCATACTAAGAGAAAAGATCTTAGGTTTATATAAAAAGGAGAGGATAATCAACCTCTCCTTTTTGTTTTTAACAGCCTCCACCTTGACTTGGATTAGATACATACATGCTTGTAGCATTGCTAACACAATCGCTTCCGCCTGATACCGTTCCCGATCCGGATGGTATGGTGACTGTTTTAGTGGTAGAGAAATATTCTACATCTCCAGATGGTTCAGATCTAGTATAATACACATCAAATGATGCTGTTTTAGATTTACCACATGGATTATCATAACTTACGGATATACTTAAACATTGTCCATTAAAACTTCCGCTAGCGTAAGCGCTCCATGTTTCGAGGCAATCGCATCTATCGGCCTGCGCCAAGCCATTAGCGTAAGAGATACCATCGGATTGGAGGTTATTGTCGGCTATCCTGTTTGCCTCGTCCTTGGTGCAGGCGGTGTATTTTTGTGTATAAATTTCTTGTATTAGGATGAAATCGTTATATTTGTGATATGAAAACAAAGTCATTTAAAATACTTGATCAATACTTTCTTCGATTCTATCGATCTATTATGTCTAAGAACGGGAAAAGGAGGAAGCATACGATCGTGGATAAGAATGATATCCTTGAGTGCCAGTCGTTGATCTGGAAAGTCATACGTGATAGGTATCTGGAGGATGAGGGCGGGGTTTATATAAACAACATCGGTTATCTGTGCCATAAGATAAATCCTAATCGTAAGATATATCTGAATAAGCTTACCGGTACTATTAACAGACGTGGAACTGGTGGATATTCTTATGTACATACGTGTATTGATTTTATGCCTCGGAACAAGTATTTCCATCTCTATATTTCTCCGGCGTTGAACAGGGAGTGTAGGTTGGCTATGGAATCAGGTAGGAGGTATAAGTTCTTGTACCGGGAGGTTGAGTCGGAGAGTAAGGTATTTGGAGTTAAATGGGTTTATAAGCTGTAGAAGTTTTTGTGATCCAGTTAGCCCGTGAGGGTAGACTAGATTTTTTTTGTATCAATGATTCAAATACATATCTTTGTGCAAAAGACTTAAATATGACGATAAAGGGCTTATTGGCCGAGATCAAGGCCGATTTACATAAATACGATGATAGCGGGGCTATAGATACCTCGTCTGTTTATAGATGGGCTGAGATCGCCTTGAAAAGGTTCGGGGGTGTTATAGCGGTCATGTCCGAGGCGGTTGTCAAGACCAGCAACAAACAGGCGGTATTGCCTTCCGATTTTTTCGACATGCTTGACGCTTATAGATGTGAGCCTCTGGTTTGCGAGATACCGGGCGGCGACAAGGCTAAGGCTGACCTCCAACACGAGATCGGCTGGGTCGAGCGCACCGAGCGTGGGTTCCGTTGGAACTCCTGCACCGAGTGCTGTAAGGAGGAGTTTGAGAAGACGATCACGGAGAAGATATATATAGGGTCTCACGAGGTTCGTTTCCATTATCATCATCCCGTAAGGTTATCTATAGGTCGTGGGTTGAGGCGTGATTGCGCCGCCGATAAGTATCGGGATAAGTACGATTGGGATAATTATGATATAACTATATCCGGCAATACTATGTATACAGGGTTTGATGGATTTATTTATATCATATATCGTGCTACGCCTAAGGACGATGACGGTCTTCCGTATATACCAGAAACGGCGTTAGGATACCTTGAGGATTATGTCGAGACGTATATCAAGATGAAGATCTTCGAGAATGCCGCCGTGAATGGCTTGATACAAGGCGCTGGTGACGCTTATAAATTATATGCTCAGCAGGAGCCGGGTAAGTTCGCTAGGGCTATGAAGGAGCTTAAGATGTCGATGATCACGTTAAATGATTATCGGGAGTTGGCTGAGGATAATAGGAGAAGGATGTTGTCTTATGAGCGGATGTGGCCTAATGCTTTTGATAAGTATATCAAATTTATTTAGTTGCGGGGGAGGGAATCGAACCCTCGATCTTTAGGTTATGAGCCTAATGAGATACCTCTTCTCCACCCCGCGATTATGACGCGAATATACGTTTTTTAAAAAGAAAAAAAGATAATATGGCAAAGAAAAATGATTGGATACATTTAGATAAGACAAGTGGTACTGGCCCTGCTGAGGTTAAGGTTACAGCTGATATTAATGAGACCGGCGAGATACGTCAGGTAACATACAAGGTTATAAAAGAGGGAACCAAGGAAGAGAAGACGTTCGTGTGCAGGCAGGAGTCCGTCCCGGTGGTGATCATCCCGGAGTTCGATTACCTTGTTCTTAGGTATATCTGGGCTGACGAGGACGGCATTGACTTTGACACGGCTACCGGTTTCGATAACACCGGCCTCCCGGACGTTGACGGCAAGCTTGTTGGTTGGAGTAAACAGTACCAGACCACGCAGGAGCGGGTAGGTGATTATCTTATCCACGGTGGTGATAACATGGAATCAGGTAATGAGGCCGCCTTGATCCAGATGGGACCGTTGTTGGATGGCGATAATTACGATAAATTACCTCTTGAGATCAGATGCAGTATATACGGTAACTGGTATGGTGGTCGTGAGAAAGGTGATGTCACTATCAGGTTCACGGCATATAAGGGCGGTTCTATGGAGAAACGTGGATATGATTTTGTCAATATCGGAGGCGAGGAGGTTTATACCGGTGACGCTCCCACTAACGTATCCGCTCATGGTGAGGATAATTGGCAAAATATAAAGACCTTGTATTCTAAGGTAGGTACGATGATTTATAACAAGGAGTCTCGTGACTGTATTGTAAGAATAGGTGAGTGATTATTCTTTTTCATAATACAAATATCTATCAGCTCTCTCGTCCGTGAGGATGGGGGAGTTTTTTTGTTTTTTAGTCCTTTACTTATGATTATTTAACCAACAAAACCACCATACTTTAGGAGGTGGATGAATTGGTTTGATTAATTTTGAATCAAAATTACAAATAAAAAAAATGATTACCTACAAATACAACATCTATCATTCCAAGAAAACGAAGTATCTTGATAAAATGCTTCGTGAATGTTGTTTTGTATGGAATCACGCTTTATCTATACAGCGTAGGTATTACAAGTTGTTTGGGAAATATATCTCAATTGGTAAAATGAAGAAGCATTTTGCTAAAAGAATTAAAAGAAATCTTCTTCATTCTCAAACAACACAAGAAATACTTGAACGTCTTGATGAATCTTATAATCGTTTCTTTAAAAGAAAATCAAAGAGACCACCTAAGTTTAAAAGATCAGATTGTTTCAACTCTTTTGTTTTTAAACAAGGAGGTTTTACCTTAAACGGTAATATCCTTACAATCAACAAAGGAAAGAAACGTTTTAAGTTTTCATACAGTAGAACATATGAAGGTAATGTTAAACAAATAAGGATAGTCAGAGAAACCTGCTATCGTTTTAGTTTGATTATAGTTACAGATTACAATCCTGCAAACTCTTACAGAAAGACATATGATGGTGCATCTTTAGGATTGGATTTTGGTCTGAAAACTTACCTAACTAAAAGCGATGGTAGTAAAATCAATTCTCCACTATTCTTCAAGCAATATCAAAACAAGATTAGAAAACTAAATAGAAAGTTTTCTAATGCGAAGAAAGGATCCAATAATAGAAAAAGAAGACTGTTTGAACTTCAACAAGCGTATCGTAAAATAAACGATTTTCGATCTGATTTTCAATGGAAATTAGCTCATGAATTATGCAAACAATATGATTATATTTTCATTGAAGATCTAAACATTGAAGGAATGAAACGTTTGTGGGGAAAGAAGATTTCCGATCTTAGTCATTCTTCTTTTATTAACAAACTTACGTATATCGCTTCAAAGTATGGAGTGATAGTACATAAGATTGACAAATGGTATCCTTCCTCAAAGACTTGTGAATGCGGGCTTGTTAATAAAAACTTGTCGTTACGCGACCGCACGTGGGTATGCCCGTCGTGCGGCGCAATCAACGACCGTGATATTCTTGCAGCCCGTAATATACTTCGGAAGGGCATTTCCGAATTGGAGAGCAAGAGTAATTCCAGCGATAGTAATATCGGGGTTTCTTGCGTCTGTATCCAAGAATCCCATTTGCTTTAGTGATGGGAGTATGTCAAGACATATTTGATCTTTTATTGCGTGGGAATAATCTAGCTTTGCCAAAAACTAGTATTATGATTACATTGAATGATGTCAATAACGAACTCCATGTCCGGTTATATATACTGGAGGTGCTTAAGGATTATATAAGAGATGATGATTTCGATGGTCTTGTAGATAAGGCGTTGGATTTTGTCATGGAAGGCGTTTCTATACCTAAGGCTCCGGCCAAGGATACCACCATGAGTGACATATCAAAGAGCGTTTTGGCCTTGGTAGCGGGTGCTGGATTAGATGAGAGGCTAAGCAAAAGCTCTTTAGAGTTAGCTTACGATAGGTGTAAGATGAGGTACGTATTCGATCCTCGAAATCGGGATATGCACGGTGTAGTCGTAGGTTATTCCAATGACTTTAATAGTCTGGTCGCTGTGTGTGATGAGGGATCGAAGAAAGGGGTGGACAAAGGATCTACTGATTTTGTGGACGTCAATGAGAGATACGTGACTAACGGGTTCTTCTACATATCCGTAGAGGACGCCGACAAGCAATCAAGCTACATGGGGAAAAATCCATAATTATTATGTTTTTGTATTTTCATTAGGGGTAAACGTTGCAAAGTGTTTAGATTTTCCTTCTGGCTTGTAAGAGTCAGAAGGATTTTCTATTTTTGTGCGATTTGAATGTTTTGCATAATACGTACAGTTTATTAGAATCCGCCACATAAGTGATTATCTGGCGGATTTGCTATATTTGCGAAAAACATAACATCGTGCAAAATAATTCTAATATAGCGGTTCCCGATTCCGGGATGAACAGGGATAAGCATCCACAGGACCTATCCCCGTCTGAGTACAGTTTCGCCTTGAACGCTACCATAGAGGGTGACGATGGGAGTCAGCTTAAGATCCAGAACGAGCCTAGTACCCTTTTATGTAAGCGATTTGATGGCTATAAGGTTATTGGGTATAAGAATGATATAGCTGGTGATAACACTTATTTCTTTCTGGTGAATCCTGATAACAACACCTCTAAGATCACGTTCATGAGGTCATTGGATTATGTCAAGACCGTAGAGGATCAATTAGCGGGATCAGGGAAAGATATTCATCGTATCCTTGGCGAGAGGCTTGAGGAGTCGGATGGTCGTTTCGATGAGATATGTGATTTGATGGAGGTGTTGATAGAGGATGGGACCGATGACCCTTGTCTTAACTTTTCCATTCATCACCCGATCTTTGATATAGAGATCAAGGATGAGAAGTGTGGTAAGGTGATATACTGGACTGATGGATATAACCCCCAGCGATATGTTATGGTTGACAAGGCACTTAATCCGGATGATGATGGTGACTTCTGGTATCATTATCATGGATATAAGACATGTGGGGATGATAAGCCAATAGAGAGGTGTAGGCTGGCTTGCGAGAAGCTACTGGTATTCCCGCTGCTGACGGCCCCGTGCGTGGAGCCTGAGGTCGTGGAGTTCGGGGGAAGCCTGCGTGCCGGGACCTACCAGTTCTGCGTGGCGTTGTGCGATGAGTTCGGGATAGAGAAGACCGGATATTGCTCATTGACCAACCCTATCATGATATTCGATCGTCAGGATATAGTCATTCGTGATGGCTTATGGGGCAAATCAACCAACATGGGTATCCGGCTTACTGTATCCAATATAGATAAGCAGGTATCTCATTATAAGGTAGGTGTTATACAGAACACCGTTGGATATAATGGCGAGCAAAGCCCGGTTCTTGAGTATTTCATAGAAGGTATACATCCGATAACGGAAAGGACCATCTATTACCTTACGGATCAATATAGCGAGCGTACGACCATGGAGAAGTTATCCAAGGAAATACCGGTATATAAGACAGCCAGAGGCATGACGTCTGTCGGGAATCGTCTTCTTCAATACGGATTGACCGTGGAGAATGAATGGAATCTTCAACCGGTCGTTAATTTCTTGGGTCATTTCGTTAAATGGCAGACATCGATAGCCACGGAGAATCTGTATAAAGACGGTGTGGCTTGCTCTAAATACGCCTCTTTCATGCGTGACGAGGTATATCCGTTGGGTATAAGGTTCTTTACCAATACAGGATACAGGACAGCTAGATTCCCGCTTATCCCTCGTCCGGCCACAAGGGAGGAGATGGAGGTTATCGTTGATGAGGACGGTAACTCTGACGACCTGTCGGCTGCGTCGGTGCTGGAGAACAACCCGCAGTGCGCAGGGAACAGCCGCCGTCATCTTTGGCAGTTTAAGAATACGGCAAAGATCATAAACGACCCATCTTGGGGATTTGATGATTTTGGAGGAGAATGTAAGAATCAGTTAGATGTCAAGCAGCTCAGATATGTAGAGCAGGAATATGCCACGGTAGGAGAGACCCAATTCGTTATCAATACGATGGGGGAAGATGTTACGGTAGATGATGCTATTGATTATATCGCTGATAATATAGAGAACCTGTGTGATATCATAGAATCTAATGTAGGTATTACTGACGAGTTATGCGCTGCTATATCATTGCCAGAGGATCAAGACGGTATAAAGGCTCCCGATTTCCCTAGTGGATGTGATGATATCGAGAGGATAGAGACCAGGACTATATTGGATAAAAACTCTTTGGTGGATTCTAGGATTGATTTTACATATAAGTTGGCTAGTGATTATACGGAGACAGAGCCTACCACCTTAATACAAAGTAACGCCGAGTCACAAAGGAAATTTTCTGTATTGTGTGATTTCGATAATTACTCCAGTGGAGGTAAGAATATCATAGATCTGGTTCAAGAATGGCTGGATGGTCAGGATGAGGACAAATTCCCGTCTGATATAGATTCTTCCGCCTTGGTCTTGTGTCAGGATATGTCTAATGTCCGGCAGTTATATGATGAGGGTATATGTACTAATGGGTGTTCGGTAGGTGATCCTTACGTGAATCCTACTATTAAAGATGTTCAACTACCCACGTTCCAAGGAGGTAGGTCATTGGGTAAATGTACGTTCTTATTCCAAGGCGATGGGTGGGAAGGCAAGAAGCATACCGAGACTATGCTTGATATATTGATGGATTCAATGAAAAAGTACTTCCCTCAATATGAGAGTCAGTTTGGTATTGAGAACGCCATGTGTCTTTTTGGTGATGGTGATAACTCTAAGTTCAATACTGGCATATCTACTGATTGGGAAGATCGTGTGTCTGTGCAGAATGATATTGACGCCAAGACCAATTGGTTCGGTAGAAGCAACTTGACTTATTTCAAGTTCTATCCACATGTATCCTCATACGCCAGATGGGTGGAGTTGGATTACGAAAAATACGTAAGCGGTTTATCCGATCCTGATAACGGTATTATGTATATAGAGATGATGGGTAACTATAATTATCCGATCGGCGACTCGTCATCATACAATAAGGTTCGTATAACATTTTTCTCGGACAAGGAAGGTACCGTGGCTCCTAATCCTTTGGCTAATGATGCCAAGAAAGGTGTTATAGTGAATTACGTGGATCATAAGATATTTATGATGCCAAAGTACTTGTTCTGGAATGATGACAAGACTACTTTCCATAAGATATATGTTTGCATCGAGCCTGCGGTATGCGTGTTCTTCACCGGTTTCGCCATGAGGCAGGACATGAAGGAACTTGCAGGATTCTATACGGCCGGCACCGCCATTTTCCCTGCCCCGTTCTGTTTTGGCATTCGGCCACTGGAGGTGAAATACGTATTCTTCTTTACGAAAGAACTGAAATTAAGGAGATTTGTCACATATGAGGCGAAATGCATCTCATGTGGAGATAAACCCGCTGATTGTGCTCCTAGACCTTATCAGTATGGTGATTTTGGTTATTGGGAATCTATCAATAAGTATCCGGCTAATTTTGAGTTGTATGATTCAAGTAAGATCGGGATATCGTCGGGAGGATCGAAGAGGAAGGATATAATAGATTCTTTGACGAAATACTATGGGTCTCCTAAATCCGTGGGAGGTAAGTCTTATTTCACGGGTAATGGAGATAACGCTGAGTATCCCAATACGTCAACCACATTTTGTCAGAGACCTATACGTCATTACAAGTTCCCGGATAACTCTGTCGCTCCTTTTATGGGTAATCCGTCTCAACTGACCGGTCAATATGGAGTTGACTCCTATATTTATCCTATGGGGGTGATGCTTGATGACGATATCGTTAATGAGTTTCTGGATATAGCGGTAGAGAATGGCCTTATAGATAAGGATAGAAGGGATTCCATAATAGGATATGAGTTGTATAGGGGCGATAGGACATTGGATAAGAGCGTTATCGGTACCGGTCTGGCTTATGATATGTTTAAGTACGATGATCCCGACGGATCGGCTAACCTTTATCCTAATTATCCTTACAATGATTTGTCTGATGATATGTATATCTATAAGGATATTAATCGTGAGAATTTTATAACGCATCCGTTTAACAGGAAGGGTAATATCTGGTATTCATTCTTAAGCCCTGATATTGCCTTCAACAAGCCTGATGCTCCCACTGAGTGCCTTGTTGATGGTTATCAATTAGGTAAATCCTCCGGTATATTCAGGGAGGTGGAGGATCACCCTAAATGGACGATATTAGGAAGTAAGGCTTATAGTATGGCAACGTCATTGGCTACGGTGGAGGCTATGGCTAATTTAATATCCGCTATAGCTGAATATACATATCAATCGGCGTCCCAACAATATGTCGGTGGAGGCGTGTTTTTTTTAGCCAACCCTGTCGGCATAGCGCTGACGGCTATCCGTCTGGCTACAGGTATCGCCAAGGCTACCTCCCAGTCTGTCGTGGATATAGGGAAGTACAGGTATCAGTGGTTAACGGCCTTGATAGATAGGGGACCTAGATGGAATTACGCTTATTATTATACTTCTGTCGCTCATTATAATCTATTTTACCAAAAAACAGGGGCATCAGAGTTGCGTGGATTATCTACGGCTAAGTATATTAAAAGCGGATTGTATCCGGTAACGGATATCTCATCACAAGGGAAAGTAGTAGGCGGTAAGCCTATAGTTGTAAATAATCTCGATCGTGAGCATTCGTTGTTCATGTCATTTGGTATGGATAAGTATATGCTTGAATATCCGGAGTTGGTTTCAAGTTATGATACCAGCCGTATTCAGGATGAGTGTAATATTCGTAACGATGAGGTGGCTGGTATGACGCCTCATTTTATGACACGTGAATCTTTCGTATCCTGCCCCTATATGAGGATAAAGAAATATTCTCCAGCTCAATACGGACAGATAGAGGATATCAGGTGGGTGTCGTTAGGCGGGTGCGGGTTGATGGATGAGGATAAGCGTAAACCTGTTTTTGGAGGTGATGTGTTTATATCCAGATTCTCGCTTAAAAGGAAAATGCCTATGTTTTACTTGACCCAGTTTGGTCAGGGAGATATGATACCATTCCCTTACTACGACTATAGGAATATCGGGTATCCACGTTATTTTGTTAATTATGATACCGGGGAGGATTATCTTAATAAGACTGATACGGATACTGGATCGCTATATTCGTTCCCTAGCCGTAAGAGTGCTTATGAGATGGCTTGCAAGACCGGGGATATGTATCTTAGTGGTCGTTTCTTCCTATACTTCTATGGCATACCTCAGTTTTTAGTGGAGTCTGAGATTAATTGTAATTTCCGTATAGCTGGACCTGAGCCTTATGAGGGATTCTATCCAGAAGTAGGGGATTATATATCATGGACCCAAGAGCGTAATGTCCCTATATCAAGGGATAATGTGTTTAAGATGAGTCCTGTGTACAAGAATCGTTTTACGCTAGGCGGGAGGTCATTACCAGAGACGTATGATAGCAATTTTTGGGACTGCGCTTACCAAAGGCCCAACGGTGTCATATGGAGCACCGCCGACGTTTCAGAGAACGGCATGACCGATCCTTGGCTGTCGTACAAGCCTATGGATTATCATGAGTTCAAGACCTCGTTCGGGAAACTTGTAAGCATGAAGGGGATAGAGTCGGATCAGATATTAGCCCGCTTCGAGAATCAGGTAGGGTTGTACAACGCCATAGACGTGTTGGCGGAGAGAATATCCCCGGAGAATAGCGAACTAGGGACAGGTGGTCTTTTCGCCTCTCGTGGTATCGAGTATAATAATACGACGTTAGGATATTCCGGGACCCAGAGCCGGGATATGATTAGTTGTGAATTTGGGCATTTTTGGGTCGATTTAAGGCGTGGTCAGGTATTCAAGGTAGATTCTAATGGCAGGAATCTTACGGAGGTCACACCGGGGCTTAGAAACTGGTTTAAGGAGCATCTTCAGATGAAGATCATCCGTAGCCGGATATATAACGCCGATACGGATGCTGAGCTGTCTTATTATGATATCGATAACAAGTTCTTTGGTATAGGTCTGTCCATGGGTTGGGATAATCGTTTCAAGAGGGTATTGATAACCAAGAGGGATTACATACCGGTAGGGAATCCAAGCGAGTACCAATTCAGGGGAGGCCGGTTCTACAGGAACGGGCAGGCGGTGGAGCTTTCGGACACCAGCCATTTCACGGATGTCTCCTTTACCGTTGGATATAATTGTTTGAAGGGTGAGTGGAAATCATATCTATCATACACCCCTGACTATTATATCGAGCACCAGCATTATTTCCAGTCTGGTAAGAACTATTCTAGTGATAGTCGGGAAGTGGGATTGTGGTCTCATGGCTTAACCAATCAATCGTATCAGGTATTTTATGGTAAGCTATATCCGTTCGTCATAGAGGTACCTGTCCGTGAGCAGTATGTGAATAAGATCCTCACGAACTACCAATATCGGATGGATGCCAGAAGGTATCAGGATGAGGTTAATTATCAGGTTAGAAGAACAACTGGATTTAATAAGGCATGGTTCTATAACGATACCAACAACAGTGGAGAGCTTAGGATGACCATCGCCGATAAGAACGACATGAGCCAGCGCCTAAGATATCCTATAACTAACGACGATAGCCGTGAGATACTGGTGACGGAGGTTGATCAGAAGATCAATATCAACGACTACTTCAACGAGGTTAAAGACGATACTAATAACCTACCGGTATGGGTTAAGGACGTGAACGATATTGGCCGGGAGATCGACCCCAGGACTGTCGATTATCACCGGAGGTGGCGTGATCGTCTTCGTGGCGATTGGTTCTTGGCAAGGTTCGTGAATGATATTGAGAGCCGGTTCAAGATGATAGTAAGATGGTTTAGTAATGACGAGAAAATTTATTGATTTAGGTGATTATAGCATAACTGTTAATACGCAATGATATGGTGAAAAAGAGATCTGCTGTTAGTAAATCAGGTAAGTGCCCTAAATCGGGGTGCATCAAGAAAGTAGGAAGTGATTGGAGAGTAGTTAGTAACAAGACCGGAAAGTTATGGCCAGCCAAGTACAAGTCGAGGGATTCGGCTAAGAAAGCTCTAGCGGCTTATCACATGCATTGAAAAGCGTAGGCGGGTAGGTGATTAAGATCATGTACTCGCCTATTGTTTTATCCTGCATCCGATTATGTATATCTTTGTAGAAAACGTGATTTATGGCTAAGAAAGACAAGAAAGAGGAAATCCCTTCATGGATAAAGGATTTGTATAAGGAGGATCTTGATCGTGTTGTAAGAGGTGAGCGTCCTATGTATTTCAGGGGTATGGATGATAGTCCTTTAAGGAACGTATCCCCGGAGTTTGATATCCTTAGCGGAGGAGCTGCTGTTAAGGGTATGAATGGGATAAGAGGTGCGTTGTCTCCGTTGAATAATGGCATGGGTAATTATAATTTCAGCATTAGGGGTATAAATAAGAAGATAGGCGAGCTGGTTGATGAGGCGGGGTTATATTTGCCTGAGAAATTAAGACCTATATATCAGACTGTGGTGGACGCTATGTCGAGATCCAAAGATAAGGGGTTGGGTTATATCACGCAGCCGTTGGCCAACGCCCTGTACCCTGCGGACGAGCGACGGAACCGGCGTCTGGACGGGGAGCATCCCGTTGGTTATGTGGATGCCATAGACGGCATCTGGCCTAGGGAGAAGTACGGTCTTTGGGGAGAGAAGATAGAGAAGAAACAGGGTGGAGGCGAGATTGATAAGGATAAACTTATATCCCTCATCAAGAGCAGCGATGCCAATTTCGCCAGAAGATTAAGGGATGAGAAAAGGAAAACCATACCTGACTGGGAGGTCGATGGGAATGTCGCCACGCATAAGCTTGGCTACGCTGGCGTGGATGGTCGATACGTGATATACCCTTCGGTCAGGGAGATAGATGGCGAGTTATACGACTTCACTGATCCTAGGAATAACAGGGGTGAGTGGGACGCGCTTGAAAGCGCCATCGCCGACGGCGACACTGTTATGGTGGATTCTGAGCGGGAAGCGGAGTGGCTGACAGGTAATTACAAGAATTATTTCAAGAGTTTCGATGAGTACGTGGAGGGAGGTCCTGTAGAGGATATAGCCAGAAAAATGTACAGGTCGGATCTTGATCGCGTTATATCCGGTCAGTCCCCTCAATATTATGGACAACTCAATGATAAGCCGCTAGAGGATACCCATCCCGAATTTGATGTCCTTACCGGGGGTGTTCCCATGAGGTTCTCCCCGTCTTATAAGATGGGACTGGTAGGTAAGGACGTGTTTACCAATCCATGGGAGTCCAGTATCTATGGAAGGATATTTGATAAGTTGGACGATTATGCCAGCATCCCTAATGAGATATTTACCAAATATCTTGGGAAGACATTGAGGGGTATAAGGAGGAGGATACCTGACGAGGAGGATAAGAAGAAGTTTGAAAGCGTGGCTAAGAAAGTAGCGGATAATATCCATAGGGACCTTGACTATTATGTCGGGTTGATATCCACTGCATTGGCCGATGATGAGAATGACAAGAAAGAGGACGGTGGACCTGTAGATACTGATAAGGGATATGGGGAAGGTAGATATGTCGTTGATCCCAATAGATCGGACGATAGCAAAATGGTCGTATATGATGAGATATGGGATTATCTGACAGAAAAGAAAGGAATACCACAAACGCAAGCGGTAGGGATTCTCGCCAACATCGCCGCCGAGTCCGGAGGGGACACCGAAGCCCTAGGAGCCGCTGGTGACTTTGGCATCCAACAATGGCTTGGGCCTAGGAAGAAAGAGTTACAGCGCAGGTATGGTAAGAAACCGACATTGACCCAACAACTGGATTATCTTGTGGATGAGTATCAAGGTCGTGTACCGGGGCTAGGCTGGAACTACATGAACCAAGGCAAGTTCTTTGATAAGGACGCTCAAGGCAATGTTTATAATTACTATATGTATTCGAAGGCTGATTTTGATAACGCCACGAATTATAAGGACGCTACCGTGGCATGGAATCAAGGATACGGAAGACCCCTTGGATCGACATTAAGAAACGAGAAGCGGTTTGAGTTCGCCGATATGTTCTCCAACAGATACGGTGTCCCGGAGAACGAGCCAATGAGATACGAGTTCGGGCAGCGGGATTCTGGTACGGGAGACGGAGGCCAGCAGCCCGTGCCTGAGACGGTAGCCCCTGCCGATCCTTCTTTGGCTTCCCGCCCTTCCATGGATAGCTGGTGGGAGAAGGAAGGTCAAGACCTGTTATATAAGATGCTAGCTCAATCCGGCGCTAACAAGAAAGCTATAGAGGACATCGCTAATAATATTAAGAATGATCCTCAATCAGAGGCGCAGATAGCGGAGGCCGAGCGTATGCGTAAGGAACAGGCGAAAAGGCAGTTGGTGCTTAATATGATACCGGGGTTGATGCTGAATATAAAGGGTATGAGTAGATCTCAAAATTAATGTTACATTTGTGAAATCATTAAACGTTTTAGATATGAAAAGATTGTTGTTTTTATTTGCTATGTTATTGACGCCATTCGCTTTGATGGCGCAAGAGGTAATCCCATCAGAGGGACCTATTACTATTGATCTGACTACCTTTACCGGCATCATGGCTTTCGTCACGATGTCAGCCACTCAGCTAGCTAAGGTGGTGCCGTATATCGACACCCATAAGTGGGCTAAGATCCTGTCGGCTGTAGTTATCGGCATGTTGGTATGTATCTTGGCTTGGTTCCTTCAGGTATCCCCATTGTTGGTAGGTAGTGAATGGTGGGAAGCTCTATTATATGGAGTGGCAGTCGGGCTCAGTGCTGCTGGCTTCTATGACCTAGTGAAAGCAATAGGTTCGTTATTTGTAAAAAGGATCTAGTTACTGTAACTATCTTGCGATGAATTAAAATTACAAGGTATTATTATCTGTAATATAGTTAATTATATTTTGTAATTATATTAGTATTATTTATATTTGTGCGCCTATCTACTCATCACGAGCGGATAGGCGCATTTATTAATTTAGGTAATTATATACAACCTTACACTACAAACATACTGAATTATTTTTATATATAAATAATAATCCATATATTTGTGCCATGAGGTTGGTCGAACAATATATAATCAAGCAAAGTTCGGTGTATTATAATGAGCTTCAAGATCTGTTGCATAAGTGTAAAAACTTATACAACAAAGGATTGTATGTTGTTAGGCAACACTATTTCCAATACAAGGATGATAATACCGTTAAGTATAAATACCTCAACTACTACTCTCTTGAAAAGAAGTTAAGAACAGAAGATGACGTTGACTATCGTGCCTTACCATCACCAGTAGCCCAACAGGTATTGATGATGGTCGATCAGAATTTCAAGTCCTTCTTCAATCTTCTTAACAAGAAAAGCAGAGGTGAGTATTCTGAGAAAGTAAGAATACCTAAGTATCTTGATAAAGACGGGATGTTTATGGCTGTTTTCCCGACAACAGCCTTTTCTCAGAAATGGATAAAACAAGGTATTATTAAGTTACCAAAACAATTCTCTTTCACCACGAGAACCAACAAGCAAAATATCCAACAACTCAGGTTCGTCCCTAAGAATGGATATATTATACTTGAAATCGTATATAACAAGAAAGAGAAAGATCTTATGTATGATAACGGTAATTACCTTGGTATTGATCTTGGACTTAACAATTTAGCATCTTGTGTATCAAATACCGGTTCCTGCTTTATCATCAACGGTAAGCCTCTAAAATCTATCAACCAGTATTATAATAAAAGACTAGCATATTTAAAATCAAGATTAAAAGACAATAAACAAGTATCAAGACAAATAAGATCGTTAACCAACAAAAGGAATAACAAGATCAAGGATTATCTGCATAAAGCTAGTAGGGTATTGATTAATCATGTAGTCTCCAATGGCATTAATACGATCGTAATCGGTCACAACAAATGCTGGAAACAAGAGATCAATATCGGAAAGCGGAATAATCAGAACTTTGTTTCTATTCCTTTTAATATGTTTATCTCAATGATATCATATAAGGCTACACTTGAGGGAATCAATGTTAAGATCGTTGAGGAATCCTATACCTCAAAATGTAGTTTCTTGGATAACGAGCAGATTTGCAAGCATGAGGAATATGCTGGAAGACGTATCAAACGAGGATTGTTCAAGACATCTTCCGGCAATATTATTAACGCCGATATCAACGCTGCATTTAATATCATCAGAAAATCGGCAAAAGAAGCCTTCGATGTAAGTACCTTACCAGAAGGTAGAGGGTTTTGGTGGAACCCGGTACGGATTCCCGTATAGATATATATCATTTTACGATTTTAGTGTAAAATGGTATATAATCACCTAGATACTTATGATAAACTTATAGATTATCTTGGTCATGAGTGGAAAAAGAAATGGGGTAATCCTGTTATGTCTTTAAAGGATTAGTATTAAAGAGACTCATCATTGTCAAATGGTGAGTCTGTATTTTTTTTAAACTATCTTTGTATCAGAACGAAATAATTTGATATATGGGAAAGTATGTAATTAAAAGGAAGATACCTAAATATCAAGATGCTGGGGAAGTTGATCCTGTCATGCCCGGTAATGTTGTTGGTCTTCAGGGTCTTGGGGTGGAACCTCTGGTTTCGTCTACCCGGATAGGATTTGATATTCAGCAGCCTGATATTAATACCATTGATACAAGTGATTTGAACGCTATCGTTGACAGCAATAAGAAGGTTGACGAGTCTGGCAGTACGGATGTTTTTGACTTTACCACCATACCTTATTATGGCGCTGATGATATAGGGTCTAGATTCACTCAGATGGGTCGTGGTATAGGGCGTATGAGAAGCGAGGGATACGGTGATTTATCCACCGGGGCTAAGACGGCTAATGTCGTGGGTACTGTAATGTCAGGCATCGGCGGTGTCTTAGGGTTGGCAAGGAATGTATTCTCAGGGATGGCGTCAGAGCAAGGCACTCGTACTAATATCAGGTTAGCTCAAGAGCGAGAGGCTGGGCAGAGACGGCAATCTCAGATGCGGTATAAGGATGGAGGTGGTGTTTATCTAGGGCCTAATAATAGATTCGATAGCGGTAGCCTTACCGGTGAGTATCTATATCCGTTACCTAAGTCGATGGAAGATCAAGCCAACGTAGAGGTCGAGAAGGGCGAGTACGTGGAGCAGCCCGGAGAGGCGCCAATGGAGGCTATGGGGCAGAAGCACGCCGATGGGGGAACCCCCGTTCCCTTGGAGGAAGGTACGAAGGTTATTACCGATGATACCACCATAGAGTCGGATTTCGCTAAATACATTAGAGATACGTATGGTATTAAGGCTACGCCTAAGGACACATACGCTACGTTAATGGATAGGTATAAGGCTAAGATCGGTCTTAAATCGGCTTACGATGACCAGAAGAAGGCGTTAGAGAAGTTGAAGAAGAACGATAAGATAGATGATGAGAATACGAAACGTTTAAACGCCTCTGTATTATCTAAGGCCATAAATGATAGTAACGATACGGTTAATGGATTAGAGGGGAGATTTACGGACTTCGCTAATATCATATACAAGGAGCAGGAAGACCTGAAGATGAAGAAGGATGAGGATACGTATTTCGCCAAGGGAGGTGAGATAGATAACATCATATCCAGATCCATGAAAGAATACGGTCTTACGGAGGAGGATATAGCTGAGGCTAAGAAAGAGCTGCTTAAGAAAGTGGCTGGTATTCGCCAGAAGATGGAGATAGGAGGCACGTCTTTGTTCGGTCGTAAATTAACTTTCCGCCCGATCGAGAATAGGTTCAACAATGATCCTAACTATTTCGGTTATCAGCGCCAAGGAACTGATGGCTCTTATGGAGGTATTAATACGGATGAGAGGTTGAATTATTATAAGACATTCAATCCGGTCGCTTACGATGCTTATATGGGAGCTTCAGAGGGCACTAGGGCTAGGGCGTTGCAAGACGCTATCTACGGTCAGACAAGTAGCTGGATGGGCTTGGCTACGGCTGAGAACCCGATCATCGCCAACGCCGAGGCGCTTCGGGATTACACGACGCTCGTTTCCTTTGGCGGTGAGGATAGTCAAGGTAATTACCCGGAAGACAAGAAAGCCGCATATCATGATAGGATGAGAGATAATAAATTAGGCTTGTTTACCACATCTCGTCCTATGATCGGTTTGGATGTCGTTACAGAGGAACAACATAAGGCTCTTAATGATGCCGGTATCACCCATTTTAGCCAACTATTCTCTGACAAGAACAAGGATGTCGTTAATAAGATACTTGGGGAGGATATGCTTAAGATGCAGGCATTGAGATCCATGAAAGGAATGGAAGGTCTTGATTTTATACTTGACCCTCATAAGGTGGCTCCCGGTCCTATGGATATAGGTGATGTGGAGAATCCTGATGTTAAGCTGGATATGCCTGAGCTGATTGATTCTAATACACTTCCTAAAACCAATACAAATGCCGGTAAGTCGAACAGCGGCAATGGAGGCAGGAATATAGTGGGTGGCGGTCTTGACTTCCCCGAGGTATTTAGGATGACCCCGGGAGCCGTGACAACGGAAGGTCTGGAAAGGCATTACGCTCCTACCGTGGATCCGGTGTTGAGATCGGCTGATCAGTATATGGTTGAGGCTAATCGTGCTTTCCAATCACAATTGGATCAGATGGGTAATGTCCCGGATTCCCAGAGAGGGGCTTTATCTTCCAATTTACAGGCTATCATGAGTTCCAATATAGGTAAGTATATAAATGAGGTAGAACAAGGAAATGTGGCTCAAAGGACTTGGGCTGATAATGTCAATTCTCAATCATGGGCGAATACTTACGACAAGAACATAGCCCAACGTCAAGCTTATCAACAACGGATATTGCAGGGATTGGCTATAAATGACGAGAACTGGGCTAGGTATTTCGATAGCGTCAATGATGAGATTCAGCAGAAGTGGAATACGGCTACGACCATGAATACATTAAGATCTATATTCGGGGATGTAAAGATCGGTCCTAATGGGCAGCTGATCGCTGATCCTCAAGGGGATATATTGAGTTATAGGAGATTATATCCCGCTCAGGAAGTAACTAAAGGCAAGAAAGGATAAAGGATGGCTTCACAATATAGTATATTAAGGAATTACGGCAAGTACGTATCACCCTACAACATGGATGTCATGATGCAGGGTATGGGATACATGCAGCAGAAGATAGATACCAATCGGCAGGCTATAAACGAGTATGCTGATTATATTATCAATTCTGACATTATAAAACCTCAGGATAGGGAATATCTTCAGAATAGGTTAAATGGATTGATACAGGACGTGAATAACGTGTATCGTAAATCTAATCTGGCTTCTGATGGTATAGCCAGAAGTATACAGGCTCGTCTTGGAGAGGCTCTGGATACCCGTGTGTTGAATGCCATTGCCGGCACTAGGGAGATCCGGTCGTTTAGTGAGAAGATGGAGGATATGAAATTGAATAATCCTAAGATGTATAGTCCTATAAACGAGGCTGAGGCTTTCGCCGATGCCGTGGCTTGGATGAATGACGGTCAGGTAGGGACACGTCTTAATCCTATACATTATACCCCTTATACGGATTATCACGCTGAGATTGATGAGAAGATGAAGAATTTCATCTCCCTTAATAAGGGAAAGAAAGTCAATGTGCCGGTGATTGATGCCAATGGTAACAGGACGGGGGAGATGCGTGAGATGTATATAGATGAAATGAGCTATGCTCAAGTCAGGGATATAGCCATGGCTTCCATATCAGAGAACGGCAAAGCTCAGATGCAACTAGAGGGTAGGTATATGGCTAGGACGAATCCTGACCTATTCAATGTCCAGAGTACCTCTGATTTCCTTAAAGGGTATATTGATGATTTTAGTGCCAAGGAAGAATCTATACGGGCAAAGCTAAAGGGCGTTGGCAATGATAAGGTCAAAAAGGCTAGGTTGGAGTCAGAGCTGGCGGATATTATCAAGCAGAGAAATGATTTCGTGGAGGATGCCGAGGGCGTTATCGGTAGCAACTACAGCCCGGAGCGAGCCGGCATGTTCATGGTACGACAGCAGTTCCTTCGTGGCGTCGGGCTGAGATGGTCTTATAATAACTCATATGAGACGCTGGGCGTAGATGAGTATTACTTTAAGGCTAACCAACAGATGATGGAAAGAGCTAGGTTTAACGAGACAAAGAGGCATAATCTGGCTATGGAGAAAGCCGCTTTAATGAAAGCCAGTAAATCGGGTGAATCCGGTGGTGATGGTGGTGGTAATAATACTGTTGGGCCTACGGTGGTTACGAAGAGCGATAATCTTGATGACGTGAATATAAGTGATGAGTTCATGAACGGATTTACGGCTAATGAGAAGGCTGTTAATGCTGGTATGAATAGCTTTGTTAAATCACTATCAGATGACGCCAAGAGAAAAATTAGCGCATGGGCGTCCGATCCTGAGAATAGTAATGTTGTCAAGAATATGAGTGATGATCAAGTCATCATGACTTATTTCAAGGCTAATGGCGGGTCTACGAATACGCTTCTTGATTACAATGGCAAGGACAGCTATATAAAGCTTCTTGGGTTAAACAACCAAAGGAATAAGTATAATAGGATCAATGAGGGATTCAATAAGGCTGAGGACGCTGTCTTGGATGGAGTTGATGCTATAGTCGAGAGAGAAGCTAGATCTATTACTGGATCTGGAATTGATATTAGTTATGGATATGGGACGTTTGATCTTGGAGATATTGTAGAAGGAGGGCATTTGGTTTTTTCTCATGAAGCCATAAAAGATATATCGTTAAAAGATTGGGCCAAATTATCCGCATATAGCTCTATCCTTAGTAATAGTGTAGAATTTATTAAGATGGGTAATGACCCTACGCATCCAGTATCATATAAAGGTGTGAGTCTTGGAAGTGTTAATTCTGGAGAAGCGTCAGTAGTCCTAGGAAGAATAAATGATCTTATGGGAACCTCCTTAACATTGGATGATATACAGTTATTAGCTAATATGGGGGCTGGTCATTTTTCTACATCTGATTTATTTAAAAAGAATCTAAGTGAAGGGTTGAGTAATTATAACGAGAGGAATGCCGTTGTTGCTACAGCTATATATGATGAGATAAATAAAGAGAATGGGGATGTACTTAGGCATAAATGGAGCCGTGGCGATTTAGGAAGACTTGCTAGCGACGCTAAACGTGCCGGTGAGGATTATCTAAGACAATATCGTCATGAGTACGCTGAGCGTGAGTATATCTTCTCTGGTGATTATCCGTCTAAAAGCAAAGCTGAGTATGATTATATAAAGATTAGTGATCTATTCACTCGTGGTGGTGGTTTTATCCCCAAGGATGAGGATAATGCCAATAAGAAGATAACGTTTACTATATCTCCTATAGGTGATGGCAATTATCAGATCATTGGTAATAATGGAGGTGATGGAAGATCTGTTGTTGAGGTAAGTGAGGCAGATCTAGCCGCCAATGACCTTACTTTTTATAAGGAGGATGTAAGTATACCATCCGAGACCTACGACTCTGGTGTTGTATCTATATCGTTTGCCAATTCAAGCGATAACGCTTATGGGAAGATGGCCAAGGCATTGCAGGTAGCTCCTGTGGCTTATGCCAGCGGAGCTAAGGATATGACAATGCCTTATATAGATATGTTTACGAATATAAATGACGGTAATATCAGGAAGAATCAGATGATGATCGCTACTGACGTGTTGTTCGATAACGCTTCTATGTACGAGTTAAGGGCTTCCGGATATAAGTATAATAATGGTTCTTCTGGGATAAATGTTGATATATATAGCAAAGGAGGGGCTAGAGAGGGTAATACCCCGTTGTATTCAATTGATCTGGATGGCGTTAACTATGCTGATGAGGTAGCAAGGAAGATCGACTTCTGCCCGCAGTATTATTTGGTCATGGCATGGCAACAGATACTTAGCAAGGAGAATGAGGTGTATTGGAGGAGCGAGGGAAGATCTACTACTGATGATTTCGAGAGCTTCATCTCGCCCATAGCTGATATGATTGATCAGGAGATAAGAAACAGGAATAACGGAAATAGTGGAAATAATGGAAACAATGGAAATCTATAATAATACCTCTAACGGAAAGGATCTTGCCGAGAAGTACAGATATCCTACCATAAACGTAGATAATATAAAGGCTATTGGTACGGATCCCTATGATATACCGGATCGTGACCTGCCTCCGGTATTGGATCCGTATTCCGCTTCCGAGAGATCAAAGTCCCAGATACCGTCATTGTCGGAGAGGATCAAGAATACTGTTAAGACAAATTATTATGATGATATGAAACATATGTCCCCATTAGGATATATGGCTTCTGATCAAAGCTATAAGGGCAGGTTTAATCTTACTGGTCCGGAGATATCGTTGGAGGATTCAAGGTATCGACTTAGTAGCGGTACTTGGATACCTAAATACGAGTCTTATATCCCTGGTGTAGATAATGACACACGTTTATCTAGGAGTCAAGGTAGGACTGAAAAATGGATGAGAGGTTTGGGAAAATTTGTAGGTAAGACTGCCCTATACGGATTAGGCGGCGTTATCCAGCCTTTTTATGGTATTTACGCCGGTGTATCCAGAGGTAATTTTAACGCTGTTTTTGATAACGATTTCACGAGATGGTTGGATGATCAGGACAAGAAGATGGATTACGGTCTTGCTCATTATTACAATCGTGAGGAGCGGGATATGAATTTCCTTCAAAGCATGACCACGGCTAATTTCTGGTCTAACGATTTTTTATCCGGTCTTGCTTTTACCGCTGGAGCCATGTTATCGTCAGCCGTATATTCCGGCGCTGGATTGATGAACTTAGCTCGTACGGGAGCTAGGGCGGGCGTGGCTTTGGCTAGGATAGGCAAAGCGGCTTCGGATACCAAGAAAGCGTTCGGCGTCTACCTTAGGGCCGCCCGTACGGGACGGAGGATAGGCAAGGGACTGGACACCCTCGCTTTCCTTGGCACATCTACCTCGTGGGAGGCATCTGTCGAGGCCAGAAGTATGCTGATGGAGGCTGAGGAGAATTTCAGGCAGTCTTACCGTAACGCTTATGGAAGGGAAGTCCCATATGAGGAGCTTATGAAGTTCAGGGCTGATAATGCCAATGCCGCTAATGCCGTATTTGCCGCCAACGTCGGCATATTGTCATTATCCAATATAGCTATGTTCGGCGATATGTTCGGCATGGATCTTGGTGTGGATAAGTTCATAAAACGCAATATATTTGGCGTAGGTGCCGAGAGGATGGATAACGGTACGTTAAGAGCCATAACACCAAAGAAATGGCAGAAGGTAGCCGGAAATACGTTCAATATCATCAAGCGCCCAGTGTCAGAGGGTCTGTATGAGGAAGGTCTTCAGGGAGTGGCTAGTAAGTCCGCCAAGGATTGGGTAGAATCAAGATACAATCCTATGGCTATCCGGCAGAATATAGGCTATATGGAGGCTATAAAGAATGGGTTCAAGGAGACGTACGGGTCTAGCCAAGGATGGAAGGAGATCGGTATCGGTATGATTATCGGATCGATTATGGGTGGAAAGACTATTGGGGGTATAAAGGAATGGAGCCAAGACATGTCCCGGAACAAGGGGATGGTGGAGGCCTACAACGCCAATGCCGGCGCCTTGACCACCGCCGCTGTCCGTGCTATTCGTGGCAGTATGGCTCTTAACGCTCAATTATCTGGTGTAGACACATCGTACGAGAGTGATGGTAGGATCATAAATAAGGATTTTAGTGACGCCGTATTCAATCGTCTCCGTTATGATTCGGAGATGGGGATGTTGGATGATACCAAGGAGAATTTCAGGACGGTAGTCGAATCTATACCTAATAGTGATATAGCGTCCGATATGAATATGACGGATGAGCAGGTCAATGAGTATAAAGCCGATCTTGTCAACGAGTTTAATAAGAAGGTGGATAATTTCATTATGGCCAACAGATTCGCCGACTCCCTTACCGATGGTATATCCAATAGGTCGTTTAACGCCTATATCTCCAATATGGCTTATAATGGCCTTGAGGCGAAGGATAATTTGAACGATATTGCCAATCAGTTAAGAAGGATATACAATACGGATATAGGCCCCGCTCTTGATATATATTCTCGTCTTAATCCTGATTCGAGCAGGGATCTTGAAGAACTCAGGAAGCTTACGGATGATATACAGAGGATGGAGAAGAATATCTTGAGGCTTCAACAAAGTGTCGCGTCGAAGGACGCTCTTGAATCTGATAAGGCTAAGTTGGTCAAGGAGAATGATAGGCTTCTTAAATTAACAGAGGATAGGATCGCATTGGAGAGGAAATTAACTACGTTAATTAACTCAGAGGCTGATATATCTAAGTTGTTCTTAAATAGAAATGATTCAAGGATCAGTGCCGCTGATCTTATGGCGGCTTATGATACTATAGCTGATTTTGAGAACGTCGTATCTATCCGTGGGGTTGATAATTATAAGGAGGCTATGGCATTGCTTAGTGAGTATCGTCATAATATTGTGGCTTATAAGAATATAAACGAGTCTCTTCGTCGTATGCGTGACAGAAGATTCATCCGGGCGCAGGAGCGCGGGTTCATGAAGATATTATCGAACGTATGGGGTAAGACTTATGAGGAGGATGATAGCAAGTATGATTTCAGGAATACTGATAATCCTGATGCCAATGATCTTTACGCCAACGACCAAGCTATAGACAAGGCTTACCAAGATGGTCTTATAGGGGAGGATGAGGCATTTATGTTCAAGACATATAATCATATGATAGCCAGATCTATGGAGAACGAGATTAAGGCCGATGAAGGTAATATAGTCGAGAGGGTTCCTGATGATGAGGATATCATAAATCCTTCTGACGATAGAATCAATAATATAGCTATAAAGATATGGAACGGTAATGAGGATGTCTTATCTCCTAGGGAGAGACAGATATATGATAATAACAAGCCTCGTGTCGATAGTCTAGTTAACGGGTTTGGGGATAATCCTATTTCAAGGATCAATAAGGCTAGATCGATAATAGATAGATTGAAGATCCATGATAATATTTATGATAATATCAAGGACGCTGTTGATGATATTGTAGATATGAATATCAATGGTCTTGATCAGGATCAGATCAAAGAAGCTATAAAGACTTATAATGATCTTATGAATGAGGCTGACAATGGCAATGAGATTGATCAGGATAAGCTTAATGAGGCTATTGATATTATCAATAATTATTCCGATGGGCCTCTTCTTCAATTCGTGGAATGGATGAGGTTGTATGATAACGGAAGTATAGCTGTCAAGGATTACGATAAATCCATACCTATGGGTGATGTCCTCACAGAGAGCGAACCCGGGACATCCACCGGCAGGACGGAAGTTAACGCCGCCCAGAACCCGGTGGTGTTGATGGCCCAAAAGAGAGAGATTGGTGGGGTCATGTATTATGAGGTTGGCGGAATGAGACTTGACAGATTTATGGACGGTCTTGGACTTAAAAGGTCTGATGCCACTGATACTGATAATGGGAGGGTGATGGATTTTACCAACGGAACCGATATATTTACTGTTATAGAGTCGAATAACCACTCAAGATGGATGATAAGCGAGGATGACGCTCAGGCTTTCGAGAACGCTACCGGTGTCATACTGGGGCGGCAGACCGCCTTATCGACCTCCAACTGGTTCATGGTGTATCGCAAGGGGCAGGATGGGTCTATTGTCCCTTATTATACGGGTGATACGTTTGGATCTAACAACGAGTCGGTGAATCAGGAAGCAGCAGCTAGCCTTCGCAAGGGTGATATGGTAAGGTTTAAGATGGATATGTCAGATCCATACACCAAGGGACTGTATGATAAATACAATAGCCTTAACGCCGTTGATCCTAATTCTGATGAGACTAAGTCGGCTTACAGAGAGCTGGTTGATAATATGGTTATTAAGATCGTGGATAGTGATGGTAATTTTGTCTCGGTATTGAAAGCCAATGACCCGGACTCAAAAGGGAGTAACGCTGATTTAAGGAGTATGACCTTTGAGTTGTATAGGGATAATGTGGGATCTGTCGCTGGCGAGATCGATATACCGTTTGTAGGTACAGTTACCAGTGTTTTGCCGGGAAGACCTAATTTTAGCGTAAGTGATGATAATGGCACGTTGATGGTATCCGAGAATGACTTTACCAACGAGACGGTTGGTAAGGTCGAGAGCGTAGGGTATATAGAGAACGGGGAGGTTACGATGAGGGATAATATTAAGTATAATATATTCCCGTTCTGTACGGCTATCGTCAGGGACAAGTATGGTGACTATAAAGATTCACGTATCCCGGTCGTAGCTATAAAGACAGGAAATGGAAGAAATTACCTGTACCCCGTAAGATTGAAAAATCAGGATATATCATCATTCTCATCCATGATTGGATCGATGGCTGATAGGATTATGGAGGGTCTAGGCGGAGGCGTAAGTATTGATGATATAATGGATCTTAATAACGCTATAGCCAGATCCGGGTTGGATAATAAGACATATATGATTCCGTTGACGGGAGACGTGGATGTTATCAAGAAACGGCTAGGGGCTGTCAAGGAAGCGGCTAGTAAGATGCCTATGACTACTGACGTAAGAGGATGGATAGGCGATTCCAGGACTAAGGAGGATATTTTGATGAATGACGTTACGATCAACATCGATCTTAATAACGATCCTTTCATAGCCCCTAAGTTCAGGATGAGTATTAGGAGGGATGAGACGTTCTTCGAGGATACGGAGACCCCGTTCGTCAACCCGCCCGGTTCCCAATCGGAGTTCGCCTCGCCTACGAAAGCAGCCGAGGATAAGTCTTTGGTTTCCGACGGGAATGTCGTATCTGGAGAAAATGAAGCGGAAAATCCTTGCTAAATAAATTATCTTGATTTATCTTTGCGGTGTCAGTCCATCACCTGACGAGTAAGATATTTAAAAGTTGGTCCCTGTCGGGTGTGTGATGGCCCCGGTGGGGACTCTTTATATTATGCAGTTAGATAGTTTTTTACATCGGAAAATTATGCAAGACCTACGCATCCAGCGAGTGAAGGTCTTGATGATGTTATACACCAGTCATTATTTTGTCAATAACAGACAAAGGCAGTTGCTTGACCATACATACGCTTTAAGCAGAAGTCAGGCTTTCGATTATATGACGGAGTTCAATGAAAGACTTAGTGATAAGATAGGTATAGAATGTACGATGGATATTCTTCTACCTACCGATGATGATAATGCTAATATCATAATCGAGTACAATGGCATCATTAAGAAGTTGATGAGGGAAGCCGAGAAGCTGGAACTTGACACTGACGCTATTAAGGATATGATGCGCGATCTACTTAATGAGTTGAAAGATGATGTTGATCTTAATATCTTGATATTTGACGTAACCCAGTTACTTATAAAATACAATCTATTTAGGTTAGATGCCATAACCGAGCAGGAGTTCAAGGACTCTTTCGTCAGGATGGATAGTAGGAATATGGAGATAAAGAAATTAACTTTATCTGATATTAAGAAGGTGGTGATGATGATGGAGGATAGATATAGTTATATTTCGTCTATATGATAGACAAATATAATTGATTACGTTTTTTGTAAAAATATCTCCTATTTGTTTGTTGTTTTAAAATAAGTGTCTATATTTGCGGTGTCTATCCGTTGCTAGACCAGAAGAAGATATTAATATCGCTTAGGCGTAGGCGATAAATGAGAGCTATCAGTGGAGTAACGGACGCTGGTGGCTCTCGTTGTTTTATATTATGGATGATAATTTAAAATTGTTTGAGAATCCTGATTTTGGGGATGTAAGAGTATTATTAGACGAGAAAAGCAATCCATGGTTTGTTGGTAATGACATAGCCAGATGTCTTGGTTATGAAAACTTAGGGAACGCTGTAAAAAGGTTTGTTGATGATGAGGATTCTATCATTCTTACAAGTGATTGTAAATCAATGGGGTTTAAAATAAACCCCCTTATAAATCAGGCTGTTAGGGAGATCAAATTAATCAATGAATCAGGGATGTATTCTTTGATTATGTCATCTAAGATGGAATCTGCCAAGAAATTCAAAAAATGGGTAACATCGGAGGTTCTTCCTTCTATTAGAAAAACAGGCTCCTATTCTATGCCATCAAAGAATGAACTTCCATCTGATTATATAGAGGCATTAGAGGCTTTACTTAAATCGGAAAAGGAGAAGCGTGCGTTAGCTGAGGCGAAAAAAGCGGCAGAGGAAGCCAAAAGGATATCTGATAATATCATCAAAGAACAGGTTCCTATGGTTGAGTTTGCTAAGACAGCCGAAATAGCCCAAGAGACAGATATGTTGATCAGAGAGGTTCGGGAAAAGCTGGAGGCTCATGGGTATGATATAGCGGAGAAGAATCTTCGTATATTGCTTGAGGATAATAAGTTCTTCGCCAAAACCGGTAAGAGATGGTTGCTTTCCCAAAGGATGATAGATCGTGGTTACGCTCGTTACAGGTATCGTGATGACGATGAGTTCTATGGGACTAACACCGTCTATGTGACTCCTAAGGGATTCCAGTGGATCGTGTCTAAGATATCTAGGGAATGGATGCCTAGGTTCTTGGAGTTGAAAGGTAGGGTTCTCAGTAGATCGGATAAAAATATTTTTGCTAAACAATAAGTTTCGTTTTTATAGTTTTAGGATTGAGTTTTTTGTTTGTCCGTGAGGATCGGCAAAATGATTTGTACTTTTCAATAGAAACATAAGGTTTGTTATTATTGTTATTTGGCTCCCGTCCGCTCGTGAGAGTAGGCGGGATTTTCATATCTTTGTAACAAAACGATTTAGCTATGGGTAGATCTTGTTATGTTATAAAAAATAAGGAGGGTGGGGTAGATAATGTCCTTGCCCCTAACAACCAACCATCCGGATTATACCAAAGGGCGATGGAGGTGCTTGGCGACCAGAAGCAGGCCTTATCGGTCTGGGGTACGGCCTACTCCCCCGACTTCGTGTCTTTCTTTGGCGATTGGATGTCCATGCCATCAGAATACGGCTTAGATAGCAATGGGGAGCCTAGGTATGATGATGTCATGTCCTTTATCAAACAAAAGAATTATGCTGTGGGTAATTTCATGGCTGACGAGGTTAAGGATATCAATAATACCATTACTTCCCTGGGCGTTGATAATATCAATGATCTTAACGATATGATCGTATCTAACTTCCTTCCCGGCGGTGATATATTCATCAACAGATATAATCTTGAACGATCCGGGATGTATGATGCTGATGAGATTGATAATATCATGACTAACCGATTGGAGTATGAGCGGGTAAGGGATATGATGAGGAGGATTGTCGATTTTATGTCTGAGGGGGATCTCAATGAGAAGGATACATATTTCTTGTCCTCCGAATCAGGCCTTGGTGATGATTATATGATATATGAGGATGTGTATGATTCATTGGGAAAGAGAAGAGTCTTGAATCCAATGGAGGTAAGGGATACGATCATGAGGGCGGTAGGCGGTATCAGCGACCGCCGGGAGTTCGATCAGGCTTTCGCCTCAGTCCCATACCCTTCCTTGGCGCTCCGGTATCAGGAGGATCAGGATTACGCCGATCGGATGTATGACACATATCGTAATATGACCCGTATGGAGGTCAGGGATCAGGATGGGAATACGATTACCGACTCATATTCCAATAGCACCATACCGTATATCAGTATGCCTAAGGACATGAAAGGTCTAAGGGATAAGGTTGGGGAAATGATCAATATGGACGATTTTAAGGACATCAAGGATGTTGCCGGACGTCTATATGACATAGCCATGGATCTTTCCGATATGGGCGTTGATATAAGCGAGGCGATTAGCGATGAGATGGTTATATCTAGGCCGGAGGATATCCGTGACCTTATGGCATCGTTGGATGTCATGTTATCTTCTATACAGAATGGTGATCCGGTATATGATGACTTTATTTCCGATCTTGATAGGATAACAGGAAAAGGGAATCCGATATACGAGGTTCAGGATACTAACCTTACCGGTGATAGGATGGTGTATGTAAGGTCCGGGAATACATCCCCTTCCGATATGTATGATAGGAGCATGTTGTATATGGGTAGGAATACGTACCATAACACAGCCCCGATAACCGACACCGATCAGGCCTATGAGATGTTGACCGATATCGGGATAGAGCGGGCCTCGTACTTGCCGGCTGGCGTGGTTCCTGCCGGGGCTTCTCGATCCGATATTGACGTGATCAAGGATAACATAAAGAAGCTAGTTATGTCCAACATCTCATCCTCGAATACTGAGAACATGATCCTTACCAGATTGATATACCAGCATCCCGTAACCCCTAAGATGGATGATGTCGATATTGATCGGGAGTTCAGGAGATACGAGGCTAGGCAGGGAAAGGATCGGGATTTTATCAAATCCTGTACATCGTTGAGGAAGATCCAGATCAAGGAAAGGTTAAAAAAATCGGATTTATATAATAATGTCTTACGTTTCCTTGATTTTAATGGATTTTATAATGTATCTTTGAACCACCATGACAGAGGTACGTTAAAAAACATAGAGATGTCGCTGCCGGAAGGTCAGGTAAGGGATCTTCTGTTTGACGTGGCTATCGAGTCCAGCGACAGCAGCATGAGGGATCTTTTCTATCTGGATAGACAGGATAGGATGATGGATGTCGGTTTTTATCGATATCTATACCAAAGGAATCCGGGCCTGCTCCGGGAGGTCAACGGCGGTGTCGAGGCGAGACCGGACGGCTTGTTCTTGGCTCGTGGAAGGTATGATGATTTCGTGTCTTTCCAATCTGGTCTATATGAGAAGGTGGGTGAGACGGTTAATGGCGGGATATATAGCTTCGTGGATAATTTTATATATTCGGACCCATCATCATATCAGGATAGTATGGTACGAAAGATAGGTGACGTTACGGTAAGAAGTGACGATAACCGTCTATCAAGGGTAGAGGATAATCCCTCATCCAGTAAGATAATTAATGAATACACTGCTAATACAAATAAGTTGATGCGAGATTTTTCGTGTAATTAATCTCTCTTTGACGTCGTGAGACGTTTTCTTTCGAGCATTGAAACATTGAATTTATAGATTTGCATGAATCCGGGCCGTAGTGATACGTTCCGGATTTTTTTGTCTTGTACCGGTTCTTATTAATACCAATTGCATGACATGACGTGCCTTGATGGTGACATATATCACGATCCCAGGATTATTAATTTTTGAACTTTGTAACGCCCGCCATCAGGTGGGGTTATTATTAATTCAAAAATAAATAGACATGGGTTCCGGGAGCGGTAGCGCCGCTAACGGTTTATTATCTATGATTCCGGGTATGTTTACCAGCCTTTTGGGTGGAAATAAGATGGATCCTAATTTGGTGGCGGCGTTGATGAACGGCCGTAACAACCAAGACCAGTTCGGAGGAGCCAACGGCTGGTGGTTGTGGATTATCGTCCTGTTCTGGTTATGGGGTGGACGTGGATTCGGAAATGGTTTTGGTGGTAATGGAAATGATTGTTGCGCTAACGGTCTTCCGGCTCAATTGAACAACGACTATGGCCGTGAGTTACTGATGCAGGCTATCCAAGGCAACAGAAGCGCTATTGATCAGATCTCTAACGCCCTTAACTGTTCTACCTCTCAATTACAAAACGCTATCTGTAACGTACAAGGCGCTATTGATAAGGTGGCCGGTCAGGTAGGTATGACTTCTCAGGCTGTTATCAACGCTGTACAGCAACAAGGATGTGAGATCGGTAACCAGATTAGCGCATGTTGCTGCAATTTACAAAGCGCTATGGCTAGTGGATTCAATAACATCCAACATTCGTTAGACACCGTAGGATGTAATATCCAGAACGCTATAACTCGCCAGGGATATGAGAATCAGTTGGCTATTACCGGTCAGACGAACGTATTGCAGAACAATTTGACTAACGGCTTCAATAACGTTATTCAATCCAACCAAGCCCAGACTCAGGCGTTGGCTGCTAAGATAGATCTTCAAACTCAAATCATCAATGACAAGTTCTGTCAACTTGAGATGCGTGAGATGCAGAATACTATCCAACAGCTTCGTGAGGAGAAACAGGCTTTGGCTACTTCCGCTATCACCCAACAACAGACACAGAACATCGTTAGTCAGTTAGCTCCAAAGGCTCCGATTCCGGCTTACGTCGTACAGAATCCGGGTTGCTGCTATACTCCTACCGTAAGGGTAGCTAACGAATGTGGATGCGCTTGCGGCACTACTAATGCCGTATTATAAGGAAGGGGGACAATATGGCTGATTTCAGAGGATATATGATCGGTTCATTCGCCTCCTCCCGTCTTGACAGGGGAGGCATCCCGGTAGTAGCCACTACTGGAAAGGTATCTGACGCTTCTGCGGCCGAACCTACGGTTGATTTTGGCATCAATCCGTGTCAGTGGAACTCACTACCTCCAGAGGGGATATTGTTATGGAAGGTCCGTCATCCGGTGACGGAGACAGAGGCTAGTTATCCCGCCACGATCGTTCTTCCGTCTGGCTTATCCACTACCACTCCTGTTACGGTATCCAACGCTGGAGTTATCGTCAACAAGACACCTATAGTGGATAAGGTTGGGGCACATATGACAGGGCAGGATGTTACGACTCCCGTGGCTTCTGGTGATCCTATAGTAGGGGCCTACACCGAGCATCTTGTGTATTATAACAAATGCACTGGGGTATTTAGGATGTTAGGTCATACGGCTACGGCGGCTACCGCCCCCTAGCGCATGAATTTACTAAGAAAGAACAGGGAGGGTAACCTCCCTCCCATTTAAAAAAGATCGTTATTATGTTTAAGGATTTAAAGAAAGGATATCAGGTTTATACGTTGGACACCTCAGGGGTCCCTAAATTCTTTATGGGTACGGTGGTTAACGTCTCGGAGCCTAGGTTCGCCCAGTCCCAGTTAGGTCAGTATCAGCAGTTGCAAGATCGGGTTATGGATCTTACTATAGAGGTGGACGGGAAGTCCATGACATACGTAGTTCCAGAGAATCAGAACGTGGCTATGGCCAACGGCATTACGCTAGCCTGCTCCGTGGATCCGATAATGAACCACCTGAACGCCATGAAACGAACCAGTACGGATATCGTGAATAGCGTGGATAAGAATAAGGAGATCATAGAGGCATGCGACAGTATCTTGGAAGATATCAATCCCACTTTTAAGCAGACTAAGGATCAAGACCGAAAGATTAAGAATCTTGAGGAGAAGGTCGATAGGATGGGGTCTTCTTTCGATGAGTTAAAAGATTTGTTAATTAAAAAATTAGGTTAATATGAGAGTTATAGATTTAGGCAATGGCCAAGAGGAATATGATGATGAGATCTATGATCGAAGAGGCGGTAGAGGACGCTCCCGTCGTTCTGACGGCACGTACATGGGTTATGATGGCGGGGTATATGACCATTATGGCAAGGATCGTGACGGGATGATGGAGGAGCTGGAGCGTCGTGAGCGTGATCTCGAAAGACGCGAGAGGGAACTGGAGCGTAACGAGCGGGAGCTTGAGAAACGTCAAAGACATCATGAGCGGGAGGATGAGATGTACCGTAAGGGATGGTTTGGCGAGCGTGACATCCGTGACGAGTACGATGGTACGGAACCTTATATGCGTAGAGGTAGGAGAAGTCGTTACTACTGAGGAGCAGACGCTGATGACCCGGATTATAAGCGGTATATAGACACCCATGGATATCACTTTTCCAAGGAGTTGGCTAGGGAGGCCGCCGATAAGATGCTTAACGCCGACGGATCCAAGAGAAGATGGACGATGGAGGATGCTAAGCAGATGTTCGATAAATGCGGGGCCAAGAAACCTGATAACGCCACTTGGGGAGATGTCCAATATCTGTTCGCTATGTTCTATAGCGACTACTTTCCTAAGGTATTGGACTGCGACCAGAAAATAGTCAAGGCTGTCTTGGCTTATCTGGAAGACCCTGACGCCCCTGAAGGGACGGCGTTCGTAAGGTATCTGGCGGTGCGGTGCTTCGTCGGTGACACAATCAAATGGAGTGAGATGATATAAGACTGATACAACGTTGGAGAACCCTGTCGGCGATAGAATACCGATGGGGTTTCTTTTTGACCGTAGCTTTATTATGATTATATTTGTTCGAGGTAGATCTTTTGTTCATGGCAGGGTGGGCGGGAATGGAAAAGGATATCCTCAATATTGAAAGTGTTTTTAAAATGAGATTGGTATATAAGTTTAACATAGGGAAAAATGAAGAGTTGTCTAGATTATGCAAGATTAGTAATAATTTGTATAATCAAGCTCTTTATATTTTTAGAGAAACTTTATCAAAAGAAGATAAGTGGTTGTCTTATTATGAGTTAAACAATATACTTATTAAAACAAAGAATCTTGATGGAGAGGTAAATTATAAGCTTTTAAAAGCTCAATGTTCACAACAAATACTTCGTGTTCTAGATAAAAATATTAAGAGCTATTACAGATCTATTCATGATTTCAAAAAGAATCCATGTAAATATAGAGGTAAACCAGAATTGCCTAAATATAAGAAACGTGGATCAGAGTTCTCTTTATTTTATACTAACCAATCTTGTAGTATAAGACAAGGAAGGATTATCTTATCTAAAGATTTATTTATTGATATTCCTCAATATGATAAATATTGTTGCCGAATATCTAATTTCAAGCAAGTAAGGATTATTCCATTATTTGTAGGTTATAAGGTTGAGATAGTTTATGATATTGAAAATAAAATTATTGAAGATATACGAGATGAGAAGGTAGCATCAATAGATTTAGGCATTGATAATCTTGTTACTTTGATCAGCGAGGATTGTAATTTTATTTTTAGTGGAAGGTTTGTTAAATCTTATAATCAATTTTTTAATAAAACGCTTTCACGGCTTATAAGTATAAAGGATTTACAAAGAATAAGAAAAACAACAAATCGTATAAATAAATTATACTATGACAGGGATAGATATTTAGAAGATGTATTTCATAAGATAAGTAGGAGGATTGTTGACATATTGATTGATTCCAGAGTGACTAAGTTAATTGTAGGCTATAATAAAGGTTGGAAAACTGGAGTAAATATGGGTAAGAAAAACAACCAAAAGTTTACTCAAATCCCTTTTGCGAGATTGATAAGTTATTTGGAATACAAATGTAGATTATCTGGAATAGAGTTCGTGGTAAATGAAGAATCCTATACATCTAAATGTGATGCCCTTGCTTTGGAGCCAATATCCAAGCATGATTCTTATTTAGGCAAAAGGATAAAACGAGGATTGTTTCAATCTTCTGTTGGTAAACTGATCAATGCTGATGTGAATGGTGCATTGAATATAATGAGAAAAGTAGTCGGTGATTCCAATGGTGTTATTCAAAGGATAATCGATAGTGGGTTGCTGTTCAATCCGGTTAGGGTAAGAAGTGTGTTTCCTAGAGAATGTCTACTTCTAAACTGATAAAAATGTAATGTTTTTATATATTTAAAATATTTTAAGGCATGGCTAAAGGACATTATTGGATAGAGCCTGTGGATCAGACGTTAAATGATTTTCAGTTTTATAAGGCTCGTATCGTGGGTGATCCTGAATATGACGAGAAGCATCATCGTGTTATATTAAGGACGGATAAGTACTTCCCTGTAGGGAGTATCTTCCATGTCTTGAAAGACTCGGAGATGTTCGTTATAGAGAGGAAATTCAAGACATGGGGCAATAAGTATGTCATTAAGCCTTGTGAAGGTGAATGGGAATGGGAGTCTGTCCAGAAACTTAAAGACAAGGCTATTATATTCCGTACCGGATTCCTGCATGGGGACGGTAGCTTCTAACACCTACCCGCATCTACCCCCCCCCCTCGATTTCTTGGTGTTTATGTATATGGCTATATTTGAGCAAAAATAATTATGATATGGCAGATTTTCAAGGTAAATATAATGGCGAGCAGATAGAGCAGCTTTTGGATAAGGCTAACGATATTGATCTTTCCAAATACGCTCTTAAGACGGATAACGCTCCTACCGCCACAAAATTACAGGCGGCTAGGACTATAGCGCTGTCCGGTGCCGTGACCGGTAGCGCCTCATCGGACTTCGGGAGTAATATTACTATCTCCACGACATTGGCAAACTTCGACGCCTCTAAGATCACGTCCGGTACCATTGATATAGACAGGTTGCCTAAAGCAGCCTTAGAGAGAATGGTCGTGGTTGCTGATGATACGGCAAGGTTTAAACTTACTACAGCCACGGCTCAGGTCGGGGACACGGTTAAGGTAACGGCCACGAATAAGATGTATCTGGTCAAGGATGATAGTAAGTTGAATACCGAGGACGGTTACGAGCCTTATACGGCAAGTTTGGCGTCATCTGTGCCATGGTCTGGAGTGACCGGCAAACCTAGCACTTTCGCCCCGCCTACGTCCTCAGCTGCCGTTCTTGGTGGTATTAAAGTAGGGTACACGACTTCAGGAAAGAATTATAAAGTTCAGGTAGATTCGTCTGGTAACGCTTTTGTTAATGTTCCATGGACAGATAATAATACGACTTATAATCAGGCCACGGCTGATACTTTAGGATTGGTTAAGATCGGTTATTCCTCTAGTGGGAAGAACTACGCCGTATCCTTGGACCCTAATGGGAAGATGTATGTGAATGTCCCTTGGACTGATAATAACACGACTTATGCTCAAGCCACGAGCGATAATCTAGGTCTTGTTAAGATTGGATACTCTGCCAATGGCAAGAACTATCCCGTTGCTCTTGACGGTAGTGGCAAGATGTACGTGAACGTCCCGTGGACGGATACCAACACCACATATTCCAATATGGGGGCGGCAACCTCCTCTACTGCGGGAAAGGCCGGTTTGGTTCCCGCCCCAGCCGCAGGTAAACAAGCTTCTTTTTTACGTGGTGATGGCACGTGGGTTGTCCCTACTAATACCACATACGCCAAGGCCAATACATCGACCCTTGGGCTGGTAATGATCGGATATGCGGAGAATGGCAAGAATTATCCGGTAGAGCTGGATAGTAGCGGAAAGATGTATGTTAATGTGCCTTGGACAGACACTAATACGACATATGGTGTTGTAGGAGCTAACGGGTCTACAGGTCTGGTAAAGAACGGGAGTACGGTAACCAGCGCTTCTGGCTATACCGCCTGTCCTATTGTCAGTGGTGTCCCTTATTATAAAGACACTAATACCACTTACGCCAATATGAAGGCAGCTACGGCTTCAGCGGCTGGTGCTGCGGGATTGGTCCCGGCTCCCGCAGCGGGGAAACAGACGTCTTTTCTTCGTGGCGATGGAACATGGGTCGTGCCTACCAACACCACGTACGGGTTGGCCTCCACTTCCGCCAACGGCTTATTGAGACAGCTTAATGGTAGCACCTCTAATTTTATGCGTGGAGATGGTACATGGGCTACCCCTCCTAACACGACATATGCCGTGGCCAACGAATCCACTAATGGATTGATGGCGGCCGCCGATAAGAAGACCATGAACAGGCTTATAGGAGTTAATACGGTCACGACATTAGCCAGCTTACCTATCTCTAAAAGAAGCATCACGGCCACGCTATCAGCGGCTACCACCCTATCCGTGGCGTCAGGTATGCAGATAGGAGAGGAGCTGATGATCAGGTGTGTCCCGTCTGCGGTCTTTACTCAAGCCATACCAAATTCAGGAGCTTATGTAAGCATGAGTGGTACTTCTATAACCACTACGGCTAACAAGCCTTTCGAGATAAATATCTGGTGTTACGCTTCAGGCAAGTATAGCATCGCTGTTAAAGAACAAGATTAAAGAATAGATTATGGCATATACATATATAAACAGGGAAATATATCCCAATATGTTGGTTTTAGACGAACCTCTTGATGATAATTACGCTAAGGGTAATAGTTATGATGATTATATTAATGGCAATCCGATTCCATGGATAGAGCTGGGACAAGAACAACTTTCGTTCAAGGAAGCTAATCCTAAAGCCACGGTTAAGGAGATCATTGAGGCTAGATTAGATGAGTCAAGGGTTCTTAACGAGGAGAAATCGGCTAAATATGAGGAGCTGAGATCTTATGAGACTGAAAATCTCCATGAGTTTTTCTTGGATGATCAAGATATTTATATTCCTGAATATGACAGACGTAGCGCTTTGGCTGATGGGGCTATAGTCGGTAAGATAACGATTATGGGTCTGGAGTTCGATATGACGGAAGGCAAGATCTTGATCGGGATGATGGATAAGTACGATAACGATCTGACAACGGCGTTAGGGGACAAGCAAAAGCAGATCAGTATAGCCACTACCGTAGAACAGGTGAGAGCTGTCGATGTTCAGTCCGGCTATCCTGATAAGGTAAGTGTTACCACGGCGTACATCCAGCAACAGGCGAAGGAGAAGGATGCTCTCGATCCTCAAAAAGTAGCTGTCGAGTTTTCTAGGATGTTGGTTAATAACAAATCTTTATCCTTATCATCCAACGAGAAATTGGATGTTAAGGTCCTATTTCCTATATGGGGACAAGAAGGAGCGGAGTTCGGGCTATCCGTGGATACCGGATTTTGTCTTAGGGTAGTTAAGGAGGATACGGATATCCTTTACGAGGTTATCCAGCCTCATACGTTATCGTCAGAATGGGAGCCTGGACTCAGTACGGCCTCCTTATATAAGGTTGTTGACAAGGAGCATGCCGGGACTATAGGTGATCCTATCCCTTATTTCCCTCCTATGGAGATATTTAAGGATAAATATTACATTCAGAACGCTGACGTGTATAAATGCACAAGGGATAGTGGAACTCCTCTTAGTCATAATTTAAAGGACTTAGTAGGGTTGTATGTTGAGGTTGTACAGGGCTAGTCGTATCTACCCCCCCCCTATATTTGACGTGTAATTAAATATAGATTATTTTTGGCATAATAAAAAGACATTTTTTAAATCATTTGAATATGGCATCACAAAAATTTGGTTTTGTAACAGTCGATCCGGTATCAGGATCAGGTGATCAGGCGGTATCTATATCAGGAGATAAATATACAGGTCGTCTTGAGCGTACAGCTAATCTTATTGTCGTTACTAACGGTGGCGTTCAAAAAGCGTTGGTAGTTAATCAGGCCGCCGCCGCTGAGTCCGTGACTTCGGATAGTCCTACGGCCACTGTCGCTAAAACCGGTGGTAATGTAACTATCACAGGTAAGTCTAATAGTACTAAGCTTACTTTCGCTGCTACTCCGGCGGAGGAGAATGGCCTGACTTTACAGCTCCCCGAGAATTATACGGCGGCTGGTAAGCAGACAGCTAACGGCGCTGTTATCGCTGACGATCCTGGTGCTACCGGAGAGTTTGTTTGGAGTATTACTATCTCCAATGTTCCTGCCAATGTCTCTATCGAGGAGTTGGTGGCTACGCTAAGCGTAACGGCTGCCGGTGGACAAAAGGCGCAAGTTACCATCACTCAAGCCGCTGGTGACTCTACTCTTGAGATTGATAAGGAAACTATCAATTTGGATGTTAACGGTTCCGCTCAGACAGTTAACGTAACATCTAACGATGAGTGGACATGGAAAAATGCTGCCTCTAGAACCGTGATGAGGATGTTAGGAAGATTATAATCGATTTTCATTGTTTATTCAAACCCCGATCGACTTAAGCTGATTGGGGTTTGTTTGTTTTAGTATATTTGTAAGAAAAAAGATTATGGCTAATATAGATGATTATTTAGTGGCTTCTTATAGATGTAATGGTAAGGGCAACAGTGACGCAGATAGAGACGTGTTAAAGGACTTGTCTGGAAACGGTCACGATATTGTGTTGAAGAATTTTGGGTTTACGCTTGGTTCTGGATACGAAGGTGGCGCTCTTGTATTTGATGGTATTGATGATTATGGTATATGCGAGAATTTCCCGGCCATCAATGATTTTACGTTTGTATATAAAAGAATTAATTTGAATCCTTCTAAATCCACTAATTGCTTTTTATCTAAAAGTGTATCAACGAATCAGGCTCAGCAATTTTGTAGTGAATTAGCGTATTCCAAAAATGTATATGTACGTCTTGGTAGTAAGGATATTGCTGTAAAAGATATATATAACCCTGAATTATCGATCGTTTATGTAACTAAGGAGTCTTACAATGGAGAGATGGATCTTGTATCTTCAAATTATACATCAACCGTGGATAATTTATATATAGGCACTTTCTCTAGGGGTGTTCAAGCTTATGTGTGGAATGGAGCTCTTTATGCTCTTGATATTTATGATAGGACATTAAGCGATGAGTATTTACAAAAAGCATTAAATAGGATGAATGATATAGATATTAATTGGAAAGACGGGGTAGGCGAGGTGACGGACCAGCACTTGACCGTCAGCCCCGGGTCCGGGACCGGTAACGCCGCTGTTTCTTTTGGTTCGGTAATGAACAAAGGTCTTGATCGTACCCTTGAGTTGGAGATAACAACTCCAAAAGGTGTTAAGAAGACGCTCACGGTGAATCAGGAGGGATGCCGGCAGGCTTATATCACGAGCGACGGTAAACGATGGCTGACTAGCGACAATCGGGTGTATGGGGTTTTGAAAAGCGATGTTCCATGCAAATGCACGGGTGATTGTCCTTGATATTTTGTTTTTACGAATTTTGTAATTACATTTGTGGCGCATGTCCATCACCATGCTTTTCGTCGCTAATTTATTATAAGGGGATACAGATCTGTGATGGGGTCGTATTCCCCGTTTTTTTTAGATATGGATAAGATAGATGTTTTCGATGTTCAGATTCCTGATGGGAGACAAATCCGTTGTATGTCGTATAATAAGGTTACTTATTTTGATCTTGACGATATATGTAAGTTATGTTTCAGTTCATACGATTTACATGATGTGGCTGACACTAAGGTCATGAGTGAGTTCCTTCATCGTTACGGGAATCGTTATTGGACTACGATAGATGGCGTAAGGCAGTTGTATCGTAGGATTGAGTGTAAGATGTGTTTTGAGGTAATAGAAAAATTAAGAGAGCTATGATATATTCTTTAAATGTGGAGGCATTCAAATTTCATCCATATGATATTGCGAATATCAATAAGGCTATAGAACGCTTTGGCATATCTGTTATAGATAAAAATGGATATTATTCCGTGGAGCGTGATGATACGCATATAATTATTAATGATGGGGATTTTATAGTCGTATCCCCTTCCGCTGATATATCCAGCTATTCAGGGTTGCCTGTTTATGAGTTTAAGGCATACACGAATGATCGTTTTATAAGACTTATGGAGATGAATAATCAACTTAAAGAATTAACTGATAAGATTTTTAATTATAATCCAAAGGAGGATCCACGTGATCCTATTTTTGGGAAACATAATATTAAAAAGAATGGGAAAAAGAAAATGGATAAGATAGTATATGAGTTTGATCCTAAGATATATCCGAGGAGCTTGTTCGTGATGAAAGGATGTGAGCCGAAGGATGTTATAGACAGGTTTACGACAAGGAATGGCTCTGAGTTCGAGATTGAGATAGAAGAGGGATCGGAACCAACCATGACTACTTTCCCTATGGTGAGATTTAAGGATACCGGTAAATACGGGGAACTGGTTGTCGTGTGGATAGATGACAAAGATGTCGATCTGTCTATGATCTCTCACGAGGCGTTTCATGTCTCTATGGATATTCTTAGCGAGTTAGGGGTCAAGTTTCATGCTGACAATCAAGAGCCTATATCTTATATGGTAGGGTGGTGTGCCAAATGCATATCGGATGTCGTGTCAGGGAAAAGTTGATAAGAATAATGATTATTTTTACTTAGGTAAAAAGCTCTTTAGGTATCTGGATTGAAAAACTGGGAGGATGTTCCTCCCGGTGGGAATCACCTTTTATGTTTACACTTACAAGGTGTAGATCGTCTGTGTCCTTTAACGACGGTTATACTACCATCGCTCTTTGTACGTGGGTAAGGATGCACAGATACGATCTTTTTCCCCTTTTTTGTTTGGCCGGCATCTCAGACTGACATGCTGGCTACCGATTGGATGATATTATAATCATCTTCTCGCGTTTTGATATTAGCCCCCGCTCTTTTGTGGGGGCTTTTTGTTTATCTTTGTCAAAAACATGAAGTTATGTCAAGTTGCGTAATTAAAAGAAATAGTAAGGGTAAGATAACCCGTGTCTTGACCCCTTCCGGAGAGGTATCTACCTTATTCGATAAGATAGCGGGCATAGCCGCCGCAAGTGACCTTAATAAGGCCGCTGAAGCTTATATGACTATTTATAACGATAAGTTCAGGTCTAAGTTCGGAGACTGGACGAGATCCGTGCCAAGGAATAAGGAGGCGGCCAGATCCATAAGCGCCAGACTTAGCGCCAGCGAGTGGGGGCAACTTATGTCAGCCAAGGTCTTGTCCGCCATAAGCGATATGGATGCCCCGGCGTTGGCCAGAAGCCTTGGGAATAGCGACAATGTCGTGGCTTATCTTACCTCCGGAGAGGTAGGTGATGTCAATGATATGGCTGTGGTAGATACGTCCACGGTACAGGAGGTGGATCTGGATTCCATAAACGAGAATAATGTTGGCGATACGATACTGAAAGAGGCGTCATGGGATGATATAAGGGCTATCAGGGAGAATATAGATATTAGGGAGACAGCCCGTATGTTATGGAAGGCCGTGGAAAGCGCTTTTACCGGGCAACGGCCTAATATCAGGGTGAAGGGTGGAAATATAGATGGTGAGATCATATTTTCTGGTAATGTCTTGCCGTTAAATAATATTGAGAATTATACTCCTCCATCTTCAAGACTGGTATATGATTCCGGTGAGCCTCGCCTGTTCTTTAGATCGGATGACGGCAAGATACACGACTCTTACGCCAACGCCATAAAAGGATCGTCCGGTGGGCGGGTCGAGGCCGGGTTCTTGGCCGGCAGTGTCGAGGAGAGCGACGTCCCGTCCGGTACGGCTGACATCTCCTTTGGCTCTTCCTCCATAACCCTCAATAACAGTGAGTCATTTATCCCGGTCCTTGGCATCAGCTCAGATTCTAATATAAGCACCCGTGGAGGCTTTGTTAATTACCTTATCAAGAAAGGTATGTTAAGCGGTGAGCGTATAAGGCTAGGAGATAGGTATTATCTTACAGGGGCCGGCAACTCCGATGGTCTTAAGATCTATAACGCTATGGATGCCTTATCCAGCATCAGGAATAGATTTGGAAGTCAGTCCTCTGAGATGAACGTATTGGGTTCTATAGGTTTTGATACGGAGGTGAGCGACGATCTTGATCTTATCACGACATCCGGGGAGAAGGTCACGGTAAGCAGGTCTGAGATTAAAGGCATGTTAAGGCAAGGGCGGTTCGAGGAACTTAATAACAGGTATGATGGGTTCATGGAGCTAGCGCTATCGTTGATGATGGAGGATAACGCCTTATATGGGAGTAATGTCCGTGGCGTTATTGAGAACGAGAAGGCGGAAGATCTTCAAAACAGGACCGATATAACCAACATCTTATCCACATTAGGTATCCGTGTGATGGGTATGTCCGAATATATGGATAAGTATAAGATGCGTAATGGCGTAGATCCTTCCGCTAGGGCGTTATCCGATATGGCTAATGGCGTGATAGCATTGGCTGAGGGGGCTACGGTAGAGGATCTTAATGAGGAGGTGGCTCACTTCTTGATCGATACTTATCGTAATCAGCAGGAGATTGACGAGATACTTGATTCTGTCGAGGGAACTTCATTATGGAACCAATTCGCTGGTCGTTATTATGAGGTATATGGGAAGGAGTACCAAGGAGAGGAGCTAGACCGGATGGTGAAGCGGGAGATCCTAGGTAAGACGCTGGCCCAGCGGTTCGTACCGGGCATGGAACAGGCGGTGGAGGATCTGGCCTCGTCCGAGGACGCCCAGCTCTCCTTGTTTGGCAGGATAATCCGGGCTATACGGAATTTCTTCTCTACTCAAAGATCAGACTTGAATAAGGTACTTGATAGGATAAAGGAGTCGGCGTTAGCTGATGATCCAAGCGCTTTTGACGTGCTTCTGTTGAAAGATAATGGTCATCTCATGTACTCATTATCGGATGTTGATGTGGCTAATAAGTTGATCAGGAACGGAAGATCATTAGAAAGGTTGTACGCTAGATTACAGAGAATGAGATCAAGCCAAAGCCAGAGGATTGGTGAGAGCATCACCCTCCTTCGTGATATAGGCGAGAAGGTAAGACAAGTTGGGGGCGAGCTTAATAAAAACAACAACCTGCTATCCACCAAGAGCGTTATAGCTACAGCCAAGGCCGAGGTAGAGTATTTGGTTACGGTTGCCAGTAGCTTGCGTAAGAGCGACAAGGGGTTGGATTATGAGACGATACAGGTTATCGATAACGTATACGGGGAGATAGTGCCATTGATCAGGAATCTGCGTGGATTCGTCAATAATCAGGCGGCGGATTATTATAGCAACGATAAGGTTGGCATGGTAGAGGATATGGATGATATATTGCGGATGGCTGAGACATCTATGTCTGATATAAACGCCCTCCGTAGTGATCGTAACGAGGATTGGCTGGATGGACAGCTTCGGATGTTTAATATCCCGGAAAGGTATTGGGATGGGATAAAGAAGTTGGTGAATAACATCCATAAGGATATCAATGTCATGTCCCGATTCTTTGGCACACTGGAGCATAGTGGTAACGCTATCTTAGGCATGTTAGGGCAACGTCTTGCCAAGGCTTATAACGACGCTCATGTTGAGGGTGTGGCTAATATCAATAAGATGACTAAGATGATGAAAGAGCGTGGATGGGGGATAAAGGATAATGAGGATCTTATACAGAAGATAAACGGTAAGAACTCTGATTACCTTGATTCGTCCCGTGATTTCGCCAAATACGATTTACTGTATCGGACAGAGCAGGCGAAAGCTATTATTGATATATATGATCTTAAAAAGGTTACGGGTAAGACCGAGAAACAACTTATCGACACACTTTTATCTGATAAGGGGCTTAAGGTCAAGACTCGTGATGATATCGTAGGGTATGATGGGGATAAGCCTATTACAAAGGAAGTGTATCATATATTCAAGCCAAGTATCCAGAATTTTGATATCTCGGCCATGACATTCGAGGACCAGCAACGATATCTGGATACGATAAATAGGTGGTTGGATGAGAATCGTGAGAAGCCTATGGTTCAAGCGTATTATGATAAGATAGAGAATGTGAACAAGAAGGTCGAGGAGAGGTTAGGGCGTAGGGTATCACAAGCCACGTCCGATTTTATGACCCGTATCCGTAGAAGCCGGTATGTTGCTATGGATAAGTTCATTAAGAACAAGAAGGTTGATTGGGCCGCTTTCCAATCTGACCCTATAGCTTGGAGATCTTATCTGGATATCCTTCGTGACAGGGCTATAGCCAAGAGCGAGTGGTATTCCGACGGGACACCAAAGGAGGCGGGGTCCGAGGCGTTGATGATGTCAGAGGAGATCAAGGCATGGGATGAGGCATGGGCCGAGGAGTTCGGGAATACCAACGAGGGTCGTAAGGCTTCCGCCGAGTTTAAGGAGATACTGCGTGGGATAGAGCGGTCTGAGGGCGGTAAGGCGGCGTTTGAGTTCCTGCTAGCTGGCGGTCATCTTGGTTTCTCTAAGGATATGTGGGGATCCGAGGAGGGTGATTATTACGAGAATCTGGTTGATAAGATCACGGAGCAATCTGCATCATCATCAAGGATAGAGAAGGTAGAGGAGGCGATGGCAACAATAAATGAGATCAACGATCAGTTAAGACCTTTGCTTATCCAGTACCGGGATAGCACGAGATACGGGGAATATGATTTCGATAGGTTACGTGGATCCGCCTCATTAAGAAAGATAAACGAGTTATATGATCGTCTGGCTGAGGCTAAGAGCGTTATTAACGCCGCCGCTTCCGCTGAGGCTATTGAGATGGATATGCCTGATACGGTGGAGAGTGGAGTCACGGATTCTTACCGTAACGCTTTAAGGGATGCCATGGCATACGACAAGGGTATGGATGAGATTAAATTCGCCAAGGAACATATGTCTGCCCGCTCCCGGAGTCAGGTGGATAGGATGGCCGCCAAGTTATCTCGGAAAAACCCGTCATGGACGACCGTGGAGGTATCGTTTTTGAGAAGGAAATACGGTCCTGACTTCAATAATAAGCTAGCTAACGACATAGCGATGGGTAAGGCTGATAAGATCCTTGTCGAGTACGCCAGGACCCGGCTGTATCCTTATATGAGGAGATACTCTCCCAAGGGATATTCTGATTTCGTTAGGAAGATAAATAACGGTACGTATAAGGTATCCGAGTTCTTTGATACCATAGAAAATGGTATATCTAAGGAAGAGAGCGTATTCCGTTTCGGGTTCGATATTAATATGATCGATTTGTCGATCAATAACCAGTGGCTAGAAGAGGCTGATTTCGAGAGTTCCTTCCGGAATCCTAATTATAATCCCGATCTGGGTTATGGATATCATACGCCTAGGTTCGATAAGTACAAGAACGAGGCTTTTTTCAAGAAATACGGTATTACCAAGGAAGGAGAGGAGGCCACGATCAACAAGGATAAGTGGGAGATGAGGAAGGAATTGCTTAACATAAGCCGTAAGGCTATGGAGGATTATGATGAGCGGTTCAGGAACATCTACCAGATACCACAAATATCCAAGGGCGGCGTGGAGAGGATGGTGCAGGCCGGGGTTGACCCGAAGGCGGCCATCGGCAACGCCGTGCGTGATATTGTTGGCGAGAGGGTGGATGACCCTATACACGGTCAAGGGCAAGACCTAGGAGAGCTTGATGAGAACGATAACAAATATCGCATGATCCCCAAGTACTATCTGAGTAAGCTAGAGAATGCCGATGACGTATCTCATGATTTCGCGTACTCCTATTCCATGTTATCCTTACAAGCAGCCGCTTACAAGCATAAGAGAGCGGCTTTGGATGATGTCATGGGATACAGGAACATGATGCTGGAGACACAATACGACGGCGGTAAGAATCCGGAGGCAACGCATGCCTATAGGATGTTTCAAGATTGGGTTAACGCCAGTATCTATGACGTCAGGATAAACAATAAGCGGGCTGAATGGAATATAGGTAATTATAAGGTCGATCTTAATAAGCTGGCTCTTATGTTTACCAAATTCGTATCCAAATCCAACCTAGGCTTCTCCCCGTTCGTGGCGGCTACCGGCGCCCTTACCGGGCAGGCCAACTTCCTTTTGGAGGGTATGGTGGGGCAGTATATAAGCAAGGATTCCATGAAATACGCCTATGGGGAAGCCCAGAAGCAGTTGAGTACGTACGTGTCTGAGATCGGGGATATAAACCGTACCAACAAGCTATATGTCGTCGGAGAGGCTCTAGGCGTATTTAATGTCCGCAACCGTGTACGATCGGCGGCGTACAACAAGATCTGGAGAACCTTATTCCGGGACCTGCCGTTTAAGATGATGGAGGTTCTTAACTCCCCGTTGGATCCGCAGGTTATTATCTCGGTCATGGATGATACCCGCCTATACGAAGGTCAGTTCTGGTCATACTCCAATTTCAAGGAGATGATGATGAAAGACAGAAATATGTCCGCTAATGAGGCTAAACGCGATTGGGAGCGTTTAAGGGATTATTCTATGTGGAACATGGTAGATGTCAAGGACGGAAAGATTGTGGCTAAGAACGAGGCTAACAAGGATATTATAGACAGATACATACCCACCTTGTCCAGTAGGGTCAGGAGCATGGTGCAGATCTGCGACGGCGCCTTGAACGAGCAGAACCGGGTGGGGGCTAGCCGGAACGCTATCCTTAATATGGTGCTGCCTCATCGTGGATGGTTTATATTGGCCGTACAGCGGGCGTATAAGAAAGCCGGTTTCAATTTCCAAACCAACCAGTTTGAGGAAGGATATATGAGAACGTTATGGAGACTGGCCGGTAATGTCTATGGATCGATGTCCGAGGGCAGGATGGGAGAGGCATATGACGTGCTTAAGGAAGAGTATGATAAGCTTACCCCCTACGAGCAGATCAATATCAAGAGATCGATTATCAACATGGCGGTATTCGCTACGATGATGGCCATAGGACGGGCTTTGATGGGATATAGGGAGGATAATGAGGATAGCTGGTTCGGGCAGTTCATTACCTACATCGGGTTCAGGACGATCAATGAGATCGCCTCCCAGACATCCCCGTTCATGGAGCTTAACGCTATAGACATGTTACAAGACCCGCTGGTTACAGCCCGTAAGTTGGGTGATCTTACCGATCCTCGAAACTGGGATCCTTTCGCTACCGTCCAGACCGGAGTGTATAAGGGCGAGAGCAAGCTATGGAGGCAGCTCATGAAGTTCTCGTTTGGTAAGCAATGGTATAATATCAAGACGGCTAGGGATATTAAGCAGACATCCGACTACTGGTTGATGACCAACGGCATGACGATGGGATTCTTCTTAGGAGGCAGGGATAAGGACGAGTCCGGGGAGGACGCTAATTGGTACTTTGACAGGGGAAGATAACTGATATAGTATGACGAAAAAAATAGCCAGTCAATTGTTTAAGACAATTTGATTGGCTATTTTTGTATTCCCATCTATCCATCCCGGACGGATGGGAATAAATACTCTATTATGAATACAAATGTAGATCTTTTTCATGATTCCACGAACAATAGTAATGGAATTTTGACGTCCGAATCCAACGAAATGGGATCTTTAAAAATTATCATTCCTGATAAGTTAACTCAATTATCTATCAAATCATCTTATATTTGTCATGTAGACGACCCTATGATAGACAGGGGGAATTATTATTACCCAGATATATCATCAGATCTAAAGGAAGGGTATGATTATTCCTTGACACGCATGCTTATGAGTAGCTATAATGACGGGATTCATGAGCCTGATCCGAAAGGGTTGTTTGACTCCTTCCCGTTACTCGGTCTTATGTTATCTAGGATATGCAAAATGAATGATAATGGGGAGCTTGATGGATATACATATAATATAAGATTGAATAATATGACCGAAAGGGATCTGGTCATAGACAACATAAATATGTCTTTTATAACCTATGACAATATGTATAAGTTGCAAGCAAGAGATATTAATGTGCGTGAGGATATTCCTCAAGGGTTTATTAGATGTTTGAATTTGTTTTATAAATTCCTTGTTGATAATATAGTAGGGTGTAAATTTTCAATAAGGATAATAACAGGATATGATTACTGTGTAATAGATGAGATAGATGCTTTTTACCCTATTGATAGGAAAGTAAATATGTCTACCAAATTATTTGATTTGTTTGGTAAATTTCTTGACAAGAAGAAAGCTATGGCGTTTAATGTTGTAAACATTCTAGGCTTTAGAGATGGTATCAGTTGGCATAATATTGGATTTGCCATAACTAAAATATATGATGTCTTCTCAAAAATTATTGATGTTGATTTAGATTCTGAGGATGATAATAATAAAATTGTACATACGTATCTAGGATCTGGAAATTCCAATGGTTATATCAAGATAGGTAAATCTAGGGATGTTAGTAAAAGAGAGGATTCTATAAGGATTGGTAATGCTGATTTCAAAATAATAGCTTTCATTGATAGAGATATAGAGAATGAACTGCATAAGAAATTTAGCTCTAAGAGGGTAAATGGAGAGTGGTTTGATTTATCAGAAAAAGATATAGAGAATATAGTCAATGAGTATGGCTTTACTCGGCTAAGAAGTAGTATTAAAGATAGAAAGGTATAGTTATACCATTGATAATTAATGTAATCCAAAAATGGATTTACATAATAATAGAAGGATAGGCGATTATCATCCTATCCTTCTTATTTTCGTTATCAGTTATTATATTTATACACAAAATCATCCACATCCATATACTCACATCCGAAGTTCTCCGCCGTCTTCTTATCGGAGTCGGAGAACTGCCCTTCTTTTCCGGAAGCGTCCCCAATCATCAAGATAGTATCATATACGATCTTTTCTTCCTCATCTTCATCATCGTTCATGTATTCTACGAAATCCATATACTGCTTTATCATCCCTGTATTTGGCTTCCTATTGGCATTGCGCTTATTATTGCTGTCACAGTAATAAGCGCTTACGGATATATCCGTGTAATCTTCCAAGGCGTTTGATATGTAATCGAATTTATACTCAAACATCTCTCTGTCTACGAATCCTTTTTCTATACCTCCTTGATTTGATATGATCAGTATATCATCAGGAGCGTAATTCTTGATAGCCTCAAACACGTCGAGTTTGATTTTCATATCCCATATACCTTTAGGGAATGTATTCCCTGATACCGTCTCAATCAGTGTCCCGTCTAAATCTGTTATTAACAATTTGCATTTTTTCATGATTAAAAATTTAAATAATATATAATTACCATAATTATTTATTTTTATTATCTTGCCTAAGGTAAATCTCTATGATTTATAAGAATTATACGCAAGTAATATATCCTCATTGTCTACCCAGCTCCCATTAAGGTTGCCGTTTGGATGAAAAATCATTTCAAACACCACATCATTGGCAATTTGTTTTTGCTCATACAGTTTTACGAGATTTGCGCTTTCGCTTACCATATCTATACCTTGATATTTATATACCTCTACATAGTAGTAGTATCCAAGTAATTGTTTTATAGGGGTAAATCTATTGTCTTTATCAATACACTTCCATATGTCATTCAGATATACTTTGTTATTCTTGAGATAAGCCATTTTATCATGATTTTTCATTGCCTGCTCATCATAGTCCATCGTCTCACGGAATATGACATTGTCAATATAGAGACTATTATAATAGTCAAGATAACGTATAATTCCATTCATGTCATTTATTCCCTCTTTTAGCAGTAAACAGCTCATGCGTGGACGGAGATTGTTGGCTTTAGCGAATATAGCTATACGGGCAATATCATCGTTGCTACAATATCCGTTCTCATATTGCATGATGCGTTTGTTTATCTCCTCGTCAAAATGAGCTTTACTGATATTGAGATGCTGGAAATGGTTATCCGTGATATGTTGCAGTATCGACTTACCCTCCACGATATCAAACAGGCCTGATCCGTTTGTAGTCAATGTTCTTTTCCTGTAGCCATATTTTTCGATAAGCCTCAGGATTGGCACGAGTCTTCTTGATTTTGTAGGCTCCCCTCCTGTGATTGATATCGAAGGATTAAGCGGTCTAAGCCTGTTAAGTATATCGTCAAGTCTGGACAGATACTCATCATCAGACGCTATCTTGCTTTTCTTATACATTTTCCCCTTGTTCTCGAACCTAAGCTGGGCAACACAGAATTTGCAATTGGCGTTGCAGTAATCGTCAGTAAAGATACTTAGGTTAACGTTCGAATACACCCTGCGCCTTTTCCCGTCAAAGTCAAAATCATTAAACGTATATTCGTCAACATTGAAGCATTCTTGCCTCTTCTCTCGTATATTTTGAAATTTCAATGCATTCATTTTATTATAATTTAGATTCATGTTTTGCCCTCTCTTCCAAATTATGTCCAAAACACTCGCCATCAGAAGCGTAACAACGCCATTCATCATACACGTCGTTTATCCTCAAAGGTGGAAGAGATTTGTCATTTTCAGCCCTGCCGTAGGAGTTAAATAGGTGGAAGCTTGATATGTCTATCATCTCTTGAGGTAGTTCGTCCTTAAGCGTATCTAGCTCCTTATCGGTATATCCTCTTACGTTTATGGCAAAATTCACATATGGTATAAACTCACAAGCCGAGATGATGTTCTTGAGATAATTGGCGAATTTAATGACAAACTTATGGTTGAATACCGTTTTAAGGTAGGTGTTGTAAGATAACTTCACGGTTATCCTCTTCTTGTTCCTTACCGCTATTTCGACGATCTTGTCGATATGCCTGTCGAGCATGAAGGCATTGGTGTCTATCACGACCTCTTCCACCTTTTCGAGCGTGGAGATATATTCCATGAATAAATAAAATTGCGGATGCGTGGTAGGCTCTCCTCCTTCTAGTTGCACGATATATGGTACATCCATATCTTTCATGATTTTATGGATAGTATCAAAGTTCATGAATGATTGCTTTTTGCTGTCTGATTTCATACAACAAAATGGGCAACATACATCACAATGGTTTGTGATATTTATGTATAACTTATTTCCACGTATCATTACCAATCTCCTCCATTTTTCTTATAATCTCCTTATATTTAAGGTTGTATATAATCACCATATCTTATAATAAATATTCCTCTATTTTTTTAGCCATGTCAATAAGCATTTCGCATTTAAGGTCGTTAAACTCCCTACAAAATCTCATCTCCTCCTCATGCTTTTCCTCCGGCGATCTGTTATCACTTACGCTGTAGCATGGTGATGAGTGTATCGGTATGGGCTTCATGGCATCTATGGCTAATTTGATAGCCTTTTCTTTGATATCGCTCATACTATTTTCTTTTTGTTCCCAGATCATGCCGCTATGAAGGCAATTAGGATCATCAGCATGATTTATTAAACAAATCCCTTTGTCGTAAAAACAACATCCCGTACAACTCTCTTCTTCTATCTCAGGGATAGCTATGTATTCTTTTCCTTTATATATTTTAACTTCTCCTTTTCTTATCTTATTCATCTTATTAGATTTTTATACCCTACATGTTTCAACTGCTCTTCGGTAGCTTTCTCCTTCGGGAACTTCCCGTGCCATTTTCCGGGCACCACGACATCACGGCCGTCTGGGGAGGTAGTAAGCCTCCCGCATTCGCTGCACAGCCCCATGCCCTTGTACGGCTGTAGTTCCTTGGCATACTCGAATTTGTCCACCATATACTCGTTTGTCAACATCCAGCAACTAGACGTGGCGGTATTATCGATACAGCCGCATTTAGCACATACAAATAAGCTCATATTTTAGTATCGTTAAATGTCGTTATCCTTATCATCGTCAACCTTCTCTACCTTGATCGTTCCCATATCACCTGAAGGCAACGTGATATTACTATACACGTTATTCCAGTTCTCGTCAATGGCCAACTGATGTAATATCGACCTATATATCTGGTAGGTGTTACCGATAAGTCTCTTCCTATTTATCTTATCCTTACTACCCCCATCATATCCTATATGCTCATAATCCCCAAGATCAGGGAACAGTCTTCTTCTTATCGCTCGTGAGTTATTGATTATAAAGCTTCTTATCCCCAGCGATTCCGTCCTATCCATATCATCTATCAACGTATCTGTCGTATGCTGTAGATCCATGTCACCCGCCGCAAATCTACTGATGTCTTCCACGCATTGTGAGATCAACATCAGTTGCTCCCTTGTTAAGGTTATTTTGTAAAGTTGTTTATTATCCATGATTATCTGATATTAATTTTTCTTTTATATGTTTAGATATATCAATTATCTCATCTTTTATATTGCAGTCATCTTTTGATAATGAACCAAATATACATGATATAGCACCCTTTAGGCCTAGCGCTATCCCTATCTCCAACATTTTTTTATCGGTGTTAGAGATGTCTATAGGTTCATATAATATTGATGATATGCTGTTAATGACGTATATTATATCATCTTCATTCATTGATGTAGACTTGTCAATAATTGTAATAAAATCTTTTATAACCATAACATAGGCTATCTTTATTTCTTTTATCGTATCATCGCTTAGATGCCTATCCTTTATATGTCTTTCAATATACCGGTTTACTAAATTTTCTATTTTGTTTGATCTGCTCATTTTATTTTTGTCTTTCACATATTTCATATCGTTTACTTCGTTAATTTTATTATCAGTATAGTAAAGCTGAATATCACATGTATTATAGATATCCAAGTCATTACACTTACCATAATTCCTATATTCCTAGGTATAGGATCTACTCTCCTGAATGTCAGGATCATGAATATAAATGTCTTGAAGTTCATAATTTATTATATTTTTCTATATAGTTAACTATAAAATCTTTAACTCCTTTTGGGGCATCTGTTAGTTTAAGTTTTCCTTGGAATATATCCTTGCCGTACTCGTCCATGATCTCCCCGAACGAAGGATTCATGACTCTTGTTGACATGCATATCGGTTGATCGGTATCGAATTTGAGGACAATCGTTTTTCCGCTGTTTATCACCTTTTTTAAAGCCACGTAAAGTTTTCGGCCTTTTATTATATCACAATTCCCTTTTAGGATATTGGACATATGTATAACATGCTCTTTCTTGATACGGGGAGCTTGCTTCCTAGGACTTGTGTTATTTATATAAACAATATCCCCTCCATTTAACTTCCATTTATCGAAACATGACAAACATATACCGTAATCCGCCCATTTTCTTATTCTAGGCAACATCCGTTTACTTCCTGCCGGCATCTTTTTCCCGCAGCATTTGCATTCCCAATCTTTGATGGTCCTGAACTCTGCGTAATCATCTATTGAATATTTTCTTTTAACCATTTCTTCCTATTTTCAAAATTATCATCACCATAGTTGTAAATTTCATAGAAAATCATAGAAATAACTAAGATATCCTACTCCATTTTAGACGCCTCAACGCAACCGGCAACCCGGCTGCTCTGCGTCCGTATAGCCGCATCAACTCCTACGGCTTTTATATTT